AGGAACAAGTATGCAGGTTCAAGACTCAGTAGCGTTCGTAAGATCAAGCGTTTCAGAAAAATTATCTGTGCGAGTCGCTGCAGGAATGTTATTCGTGAGTTGAGAACGTTGACATATGACAAGGACAAGAGGAGTGGGAAGCTTGTCTATGATCGGTTCAATATCGATCCTCATACATTCTCCGCAATTTGGTACGGGCTGGATACGTACGACGTAGCTGACATTAAGCATCAAGGAAGGAATCCGAGAAAGGGTGAAGTTGCATGAGTACTCAAATTGTGTATCGTGATGTCGGTCTTCCGTTCCCATGGAAGATGCTTCAGATTGAGCTGGATGACCAGACTTTCGGTGGCATGATTCTCAAGGAACTTAAGGACATCATGGGGTATTACAGTGTATATGAGGATGGAGCTGACTTCATCTCTGAGACGGGAGCGAAGATCGACTACAAACCTTCTGACATGCCGTATCAATATGTGAAGTCCATCATCGACAAGCAGGCTCGCTTCATGTTTAGTAAGCAGCCTGACTTCAATGTGAAGTTAGCCACAGAAGTTCAGGATGATTCTGAGGGCGAGAAACGTGACGATGAAGTCATCTCTCAGTATCAGGAATTGCTTGATACGGTACTCTCGAAGAATCGCATTGGTAAGCTTCTCCTTGCTGGGCTCAAGGACTGCTTCATTGGCAAGCGAGTGGCTGCGATTTTGAACTTCAGTCCGGAAGATGGCATCACGATTCAGTTTATCCCTTCGTACGGGTTCGTTCATAATGTAGATCCGATCACCGGTGACATGACGAAGATCAGTGTTCTGTTCAACTTGGTGATGCATGAACAGAGGGAAGCTCAGAGGATTTACAAGAAGACATATGAGATGTTTGACGACGGTTTTTGTTATGTGAGTGAAGGGATCTATAACGGGCTTGGAGAGCTTGTCGAAGAGATCATCTCAGAGCAGGCGACGTTGTTTACGTATATCCCGGCTTACGTCTTTGTGAACGATGGATTGACTGGCGACGTTGACGGTGTGAGTGAAGTCAAGCATCTGATGATGGGAGAGCGTTGGTATTCGAAGCTTGCCAATGCTGACATGGATGCTGAGCGCTTTGGTATGAATCCGATTCGTTATGCCGTTGATATGAACCCTGCAACTACAAAGAAGGAGAACTTGTCGATTGCTGCCGGAGCTTTCTGGGATTTGTCAACAGATACGAATCTTGGTGAGGCAAAGCAAGGCAAGGTTGGTGTGCTGGAGCAGTCGATGGGATATTCCAACAGTTTGGGTGTCACTCTGGATCGCATCAAAGGTATGATGTATGATCTGGTTGACTTACCTGACATCAGGACTCTAGAAGCCCGCGTAGCCAGCGGAAAGACTTTGAAGGCGCTGTATTGGCCTCTGATTGTCCGCAGTGATGAAAAGATGCAAGAATGGCAACCTGGTCTTGAGTTCTTGGCCATGGCCATTATCGAAGGTGCAAACCTTTATCCTGAGATCGCTCGTCTTCATGACTCTGAGTTTACGCCTAGTGACTTGGAGCTTGAGGTGTTTGTCGAGAATCAATATCCGCTTCCGGAGGACGAAGAGCTTGAGAAGACGCTTGACATGGCTGAGATTCAACGTGAGACTCGGTCGAGGAAGTCGTACCTCAAGAAGTGGCACCGGATGACGGATGAGGAAGCCGATGATGAACTTGCTCAGATTCTCAGGGAGAAAAATATGATGGCTACTGGTGTTACTGTGGCTTTGACTGACTTCAAGAAGAAAGAAATGCAGTCTATAGAGGACAAAGCTGCTGAACAGAATCCAAAGCCTGAAGGTGATCCTGGAGAAGGAACTGATGGGGGAGCTGCTGAGTAATGGCTAATCGATTGACGTTCAGCAAGTCGTATGGTTTACGGCTCGATCTTGACGATCAGGAGAAAGCAAGAATCGCTCAAATGTACACAGATATCTCGAATAATGTCGGGAGCCAGATTCAGATGCTTCAAGGTATCGATACGAGAACGGCCTACTACCAGCAGATCTTCCTGAATGATTTGCAACAGCAGTTGAACTCGGAGCTTGTCCAACTTGGGAGGAATCTCGAAGGACAGATTACGATGGACGCTCATTACGTTGCTGGAAATGTTCTTCAGGAGAATGTTCAATGGGCTCAACAGTTCAATCTTCCAATTGGAGCAAGAACAGCAACTGTTAGAACTGACATTGTCGCTTCTGTGCTGAATGGGAAGTTATATGGTCCGTTGCCTGACGGTTCAAACTGGACTTTGTCGAAGGCGATATGGAACACGACTGAGCATACGCAGAAGACGATTGAAAGCATCATTGCAGAAGGGATAGCGAGAAATGCGTCGGCTTTGGATATCGCCCGTCAGCTTGAGTACTTCATCGACCCAAGCAAACGAAAGGACTATGACATCAGTGAGGTTTATCCTGGTGCTACTGGGGTCATTGATTATAATGCTTTTCGCCTTGCTCGGACTGCGGTTTCGCATGCTTACCAGCAAGCGATACTACGAGCCACGGAAAAGAACCCGTTCGTAGAAGGACTCCAATGGCATACTGCTGGTGATCATCGTGTGTGTGAGATTTGTAACGAGTACGAAGAGCAGGATGCATATGATCTTGGTGTAGGAGTTTTCCCAAAGGACGAAGTGCCTATGGACCATCCAATGGGGCGTTGTACATTGATCCCAGTGATGCCTTCGATGGATGACATTGCTGATGCAATTGCAAACTGGATCAACGGAGAGGAAGATGCATATACTTCTGGCCTTGATGAGTACTCAAATTATTTTTGAGGAAATTTCGAAAACCTATGTACATTTCATTCAATGTGTGATATAATGTACTTGGATATCTTTATGTAAAATTCTGAAGAAGGAGAAATGCTGACATGGCTGTGATCTTTCGATGTGACGAGTGCGGGAAAAACTTTGACAAAGAGAAGATTTTACTCCAACGAACCAAGGTGAAGATTCCGCACAAGCATACCAAAAAGGAACGTGAGTTCCTGTTGATGTACTATCGATGCCCTCACTGCGATCACCTGTACCAATGCTTGCCGATGGACGATGTTGCCAGAGACTTGCATGCTCAGATGGATGAGCTACAGGAACGGATTGGCAGGTTGAATAAGCGGAGAGCACCTGTTCCACCGGCGATTCGCAACAAAGCGATGAGGCTGAAGAAGGAGCTCGGAACATGCTACGACAGAATCAACCGCGGATATTCAGGCATGCCTTACCAGCTTGGCGACGAAAGTCATGTGCTGGAGTGGATAAAAATACCGGGTGTAACCGGAGAGGAGAGTTCCCAATGAAAAAGTTCTGGAAAATGCTGCTACTGTTACCTTTGTTTCCGTTGTTTGGTTTGGCTGCTGGGTCTGCCGGCGAAGAGGACCCCGAAGACGATCCTGAAGATGATGACGACGAGGAAGACGAAGAGGATGACGAGCCTGAAGAGGATCCTGCTAAGAAAAAGCAAGGAGCCGCTGGGAAGGCAAAAGGTGGCAAGGGCGGCCAGCAAGGTCGTGTTTTCACTCAAGCCCAGGTAAACGCAATGATGACCGAGGAGAAGAAGCAGGGGCGACGGGCTGTGCTCAATGCTCTTGGTGTCAAATCTGTTGAGGAAGCAAAGCGTGTACTGGCGGCTAAAGGGAAGCCGGCCGATGACGACGAAGATGATGACGAAGAGGACGAGCCTCCGGCCAAAAAGTCGAAGAGCACGAAATCCAAGGCATCTTCCAAGTCGAAGAACAATGCCGTGGAAGACGCAACGGCGCGTTACGGGTATCTGATTGCCTGTATCAAGGCCGGTGTATCTCCTGACGACGCGGATGATGTCGTCGACCTCGTTCTGAAGAGGATGGAGGATGAAGAGGACTTCGATGAAGCTCTGAAGGGGTTCAAGAAGGCCAAGCCTGCGTTCTTCGGCACACAAGTTGGCGGTACCGGCAATGCTCTTCGTGGTAAACAGAAGGGTGGCAAAGAGTCGGATAGTTTGGGAGCTCGGCTCGGAAAGCAAGTTCCGAAAGGGACTGCTAAGAATCCGTACTTCGATAACTAGTAAGGAAGGAGAGAACAACTATGCCTAAGCCCGGTGTACGCACCCAGACTGCAACGTCGCCTGTTCAAATCCTGTTCAATGTCCAGTACCAGCTTTCGCTGAGCTGCCGTGTTTCGCCGACCGGTGTGACCGCGAACGCTGATGGCAAGAAGATCGTTCCTGCTGGGACGCCCCTGTATGGGGATGTCAACAATCGGGATACGGACTTCACGGTTGCAGGCACGACGGTTGCCGGTATCCTGCTCCATGCGACGGACGTTACCGACGGCATCAACAATGCCGCCTGCCTGACGTTTGGCTTCGTCAACTTGAATAGACTCGACACCGCTACTCAGGCGAAGATCACGAGTGCCGTAAAGACGGCGCTGCCGATGGTCCAGTTCCTGAAGGGCTAATCACAGGAAGGAGGAAAGAACAATGACAATTTTTGATCTGGTGTCTGCTAACGAGATTGCGTCGTACTGGACTTCCCTTCCCAGTGACGAGCCGCCGTATCTTGGTGAAACTCTGTTCCCCAACGACAAAAAGCTTGGCCTTGACTTGAAGTGGATCAAGGGTGCAAACGGTGCGGTTCAGGTGTTGAAGCCTTCCGCGTTTGACGTGTCCGTGATTCCGCGTCCCAGGATTGGTTTCAATACCATTCAGACTGAGATGCCGTTCTTCAAGGAATCCAAGTACATCGATGAGACCCTGCGCCAGGAACTCAACCGTGTTCTCGAGTCCGGCAATGCGCTTTACATCGACGCCATCATGCGCCGTATCTTTGCCGATGAGGTTGAGCTGATTCAGGCGGCCCGCGTACAGCGGGAGCGGATGCGCATGTCCCTTCTGACCACCGGTGCCATTGACATCGAGGCAAACGGTCAGATTTTGTCCTACGATTATGGCCTGCCGTCCGATCATCAGGTGAACGCGACAAATCCTTGGTCCGATCCCGACTCCGACATCATGGCGGACGTTCGCGAGTGGCAGGATTTGATCGAAGACGACACCGGTGTCCGGCCGACACGCGCCGTTGTTTCCCGCCAGACGTGGCAGCGGATGCTGCGTAACAAGACCATTGTCCGTTCCGTGTTTGTTCTGAGCAATGGCCAGGCCACGATGAATGATGCCCGCCTCAATGCTTTCTTGATGGACGAGCTGGGGATCAGCGTTACCGTCTACAACAAGCGCGTGAAGGACGAGAGCGGCAACATCTACCGGTTTATTCCGGACGATACATTCATCATGTTCCCCACCGGCCAACTCGGTACGACTTGGTTCGGTACCACCCCTGAGGAGTCGGATCTTATGTCGTCCAACGTCGCCAATGTGTCCATCATCGACACCGGTGTTGCGATTACGACCATGGAGAAAGCCGACCCGGTTCAGGTCGAGACGAAAGTGTCGATGATTTGCCTGCCTTCCTTCGAAGCGGCTGATCAGATCATCATCGCTGATGTGGGGTGAGAAGAATGATTGAAATCACCAAGAACGGTATCACCCGTAAGGTAACCAATGGCGCCTGGCTGTCTTCCTACAAGAAGAACGGCTGGCGTGAGGTTGGTAAGAAAACCGCGAAGGTCGAACCGGCTACCGATCTAACGGATGAAGATCTCCGTCTGCCTGGCGAAGAGGACAATGTTCCCGCTTTGGATGAAATCCCGCTCAGCGAGATGAACCTGAAGCAGCTGGTTGCCTATGCCGGCGAACTGCAAATCGACGTTCCGAATGGCACCACGAAACGCCAGCTCCGTGAGATGATTCACGACTATCTCAAGGAAGGCGAAGAGGACGAGGAAGAAGAGGCGGAAGAGCCGGACGAATGACTGGAAGAGCTTCCAGCTAAGTGGTAAGCTAAAGGAGGTGTAGTATGGAAAAGGTTGAACAGCTCAGGATCGAGATCAGAGAAGAGGAAGTTCCGTACTTCACCGAACAAGAGCTTGACTACTATCTGAGCAAAAACGGAGGATGCGTAAACAATGCTGCTTACGAGTGCCTGATCATCAAGTCGGAGAACACAGGGTTGCGTGTGAGTGGCTTGAATACTCAGGACTCGAGCAGATATTTCCTCCGTTTAGCTCAGAAGTTCCGCCCAACGAATAGTGGAATCTTGGGAGGAGGGTAATGAATGAATGATCTTCTCCCAGGTTTCTCTGTTGGAGCTCAAAAGCGCAAGGTCGAACTGAACATCAAACGTTACGGGCGTGAGTATCTGTTCACAAGGTACGTCAGGAATGAGTTCAAAGAGACGACTGATGAGGTTGAAAAGGAAATCACGATTCGTGGGATCTACCACATGAGCACGTCACATATAAAACTCAAGGAAGCTGACGGAAGCAGAATCGTCTCGAAACGGACGCCTATGCTTCTTGTGCTTTATGATGACTTTGTCGAAGACCCGCTTGAAACGGATGACAAGGTCGACGTCAATGGAAGTCCACATCGTGTCACCGAAGCCGTGAATCTTGCTGAGGGGGATTTCGCTTACAGCGTTAGTCTGGAGCTGATCGTATGAGCGGGTACCGGATCGATGCAAGTGACATGATTAGTGGAATGGCTGACTGGTTCGAAAGAGCCGAAAAGGGGATGCAAATGTTCGCAGAGACGGCGGCAATCAAAATGGCTGGTCGTATGCGGGATAGTGCTCCTTGGACTGACAGGACTGGACATGCACGACAGCGACTTACAGGTTACTCAAGCCGTGTCGCTAATGGATTCAGAATCACTCTTTCACATGGTGTCTGGTACGGTGTGTATCTTGAGTATGCGCATGAGCAAAGGTTTGCGATCATTGATCCGACAATCATGGATATGGGTGTGAGAGAAGTTGTACCGGCTTGGCAGAAGCTAACATTTCAAATTGTTGTGAGGTGAGGAGCATGGATGGAAATGATATCGTCTTGTTCCTCCTTGACAATGAAGTCAAGGCTTACTTGCCTGGCCAGCACTCAGGAGAATGCAAAGAGAGGTACGTAGTAGTAAAGGCTCAGATGCGAAATCCGATCATAGGGATCTCAAGTTCCTGGCAACGGTATGACGTATTATGCTATGTTCCTCAAAATGAACGTTCAAAGCTCGAAGCGTTTGTGTCAGAGATCGAGACGACCATGCGTGAGCTCGGCAAGACGATGGCGATTCGGTCAATGAACACACGCTCACCAGACTTTTATGACTCCGATGTTCGTGGTCATATGATGAGCACAGCTTTTCAAGTCTATTACAAGAACGAATAGGGGGTTTTGATTATGGCTTTGACTCGTGGCACGCAGGTAGCGACGATCGATGTCGTGCTCGTCACATTGATCACGCAGCCGGAAGCTGGTCAGACCGCTCAAGAAATCGCCATTGAAACGGGAAATCAGGTGAACGTCACTGCCGTGCTTGACACGCAGGACAACATCAATCTGATTAACCGCTCCACCGGCGTTCTTCTTGCGCAGAAACGCGGCAAGGTTACCGTCACCGGCAATACGTTGGTCATCCGTGACAACGTGTTTACGCCTGAAGTAGCATTGATTCTCCAGGGCGGTCAGCTTGACCGCGATAGCAACGGCGTTCCGATCCATTACCAGCCGCCTGTGGCCGGTGAGGTTGCGGATGTGCCGTATTTTGACGTGGCCTGCTATTCTGCGCAGTACAATGCTGCCGGCAAGATCGTCAGGTACGAGAAGATCACCTACCCGAATGGGAAGGGGAACCCCGTGACTCTGAACACCGAGGACAATGTCTTCCGTATTCCGGAGTACACCATCAACTCGGCACCTGAAGACGGTGAGCCGCCGTACATGATTGACTGGGTCGACACGCTGCCTGTTGTGGCTGCGCCGACTCCGTAACAAGGAAAAGGAGTAATTGAAAATGTCTGAACAGGAAAAGGTAAAGGCCCAACCTGGCGTCACTCCCATCACATCGATTCGCAGCTACCAGGATGGAAAGATCATCGAGATCCCTCCGTATTCTGAGGGTCAGCCGGTATTCATGCGCCTTCGCCGCCCTTCTTTGTTGAAGATGGCTCAAGCCGGTGTTATCCCGAATGCCCTTTTGAAGGTTGCGACTGATCTGTTCACCACGGGAAAAGCGATTGATGTCGATGACCCTGCAACGCTTGGCCAAATGTACGAGTTGACGAGGATCATGGTGAAAGCCTGTCTTGTCGAACCGACATTCGAAGATCTTGAGGAAGCTGGTGTAGAGCTTACCGATGATCAGCTGGCCTACATCTTCCAGTACGCTCAGTCGGGGGTGGACAGGCTAAACTCGTTTCGTAGCGAGTGAAAAGCTAGTATCAGTCCTTTCGATGTCAAGATTGTACGGCACAACACCATCCATGATTCTTGGAATCGATAATGACGAGAGTGATGATGGTGGGGAGTATGTAGCTTATTGTTTCAATGAGGCTTGTGCTTACATCATGGCAAAGAAGGCAGATGGCCATGAGCCTGTCTACACAAGGTCAAGTGTGCTTACGAAGAAGTACAAGAGCTTTAGCGACTTCTATGAGAAGATTACGTGACACTCAGAGAGTGAAACATAAGTCATAATATAATATATATAATATATAGAATACGTTTCATCTCTGAGTGTACATCTGTTTCCTTTCTATCCTATTCTATTGGTAAAATTCTGAGTGAGATTCTCTGGAAGGAGGTGACATTCTGTGGTCAATGTAGGAACTGCTGTAGGCTATCTGGACTTGGATTATTCTAAGTTTACAAAAGGCTTCAAAGGAGCATCCAACGATCTGAAAGTTTTCCAACAGGAGAATGCAACAGCTGCTGACAAGTTTACAGCTCTCGGATCGGCAATGACCAAGATCGGTAGTACACTGACAAAGACTGTCACACTTCCAATCGTTGCAGTAGGAACCGTTGCGGTAACCTCTGCTGCTGACTTTGAGAAGTCAATGAAGAATATTCAGTCCATCACCGGAGCAACTGGCGAGGAAATGTTGTACCTTGAACAGAAAGCAAAGGAGATGGGACAAACGACTGTGTTCTCGGCATCTGATGCCGCGGACGCTTTCAAATATATGGCCATCGCTGGCCAGGGCCCTGAACGTATGCTTGAATCATTAGATGGCATTGCGAACTTGGCTGCAGCTTCAAATATGAATCTAGGCCGGGCGGCAGAAATTGTCGCTGATAGTTTGGAAGCTTTTGGATTGAAGGCTTCCGACGCTGGTGCTTTTGCTGACGTCCTGGCCGCAACTACGAACGTTGCAAACGTAGAAGTTGATCAACTTGGTGAGACTCTCAAATACTTTGCTCCTGTAGCATCAGCTCTTGGATATACGATAGAGGATGCTGCTGTTGCAATGGCTCTTATGGCCAACCAAGGCATCAAGGCTGGTCAGGCTGGTACTTCTCTAAGAATGGCTTTCCTCCGAATGGTAAACCCGCCAAAGCAGGCGGCAGAGGCTATGGAGGAATATGGGATCAATCTGAAGAAGCAAGATGGCACGATGATGTCGATGATGGAAGTCATCCAACATCTGCGTGAGCGTTTTGCTACGATGACAGAAGAGCAGCAGGTTCAGGCTGCGGCATCAATCTTTGGTGCAAACGCAATGTCCGGTATGCTTGCTGTTGTCCGATCCACTGACGAGCAGATGTCAGATGTTGTTGATGTTATCTCTGATGCATCAAATGCATATGATGGGCTCGGCATGGCTGCTGGAATGGCTGCTACTCAGAATGAAAGTTTTTCAAATCAGGCAACAATTCTAAAGAACAATTTGAATGTGGCTGCCATTGAGCTTGGGACTGTCCTTCTTCCAATGTTGAAGGATTTGATTCAATGGTTGATGGGAGTTGTAAACGCATTTGTAGCTCTTGATGACGGGACAAAACGTACGATTGTGACGATTGCTGGCATTGCAGCAGCTGTTGGCCCTGTCTTACTTGTCATTGGTAGTGTGTTCAAAGCGATTGGGTCTTTGATCAGCATCTTTGGTATGCTGAAGACAGTGGTCATGGGATTGTTCACATTGATTGCTGCTCATCCAGTCATGGCATTGATTATTGCGGTTGCCGCTCTTGGTATTGCGTTGGTCGGCATGGCAAGGGATACGAGTGCAGCTGATGAAAGTATCAAGAACATCAAAAATTCGATTACAGACTTCGGTGACATGGTCAAGGGGACTGAACCGAAGATTGCAGATATGTCTCGAATGCTTAGTTCTCAAGGAAACTCATTTGCTGACTTGGAACGGACGATACGTGAAAAGGAAACGGCTATCACAGAGATTCTATCGACAGCTTTACAGGAGGGAAGGGAGCTTCGTCAGTCTGAGCTTGCTGATATTGCTCGGTATACTCAAGAGCTTGCTGAATTATATCGTCAGAGGATGGAAATCATCCGTGCTCAGATGATGGCTGAGAATACGAAGCTTCAGCTTGAGCTTACAACGATTGACCAGGAAGGTGCAGCTCAGAGGCTAGCTAATGCTCAGGAATATTACAACCAAGCACAAGCTGAGGCTGAGAATGCTTACACAGCTGAACTTACTCTGATAGAGCAGAAATATCAAGCAATGGGTGAGGTTGGAAGTGCAGCCTATCAAGCTGAACTTGCTCAAGCTCAAGAACACTATCAGACTTCATTGTCTGAGAATCAGGCATATCTGAATACGACTTATGAGTTGGTTTCTCAGGCTGCAGGTACATGGGTATCAGAAGATGCTCAGAAGTGGGCTTCACTTTCTGCTCAAGCTGACGTATGGCAGTCAGGAGAAGGAAAACGTCAGCAAGGAATGCTTGAACGGTTTGGCAACTGGGTGTCCGGTTACTCTGGCCAGGCTAACAACTTCGCTGCTGTTCTTGAGGGAATGGACATCAATAGTGCCAACTCGTTCCTGAGTATGCTGGCCACGACAAAGCAGAAGGGCGGAGAGATCACAGAAGAAAGCAAGACTCTCGCAGCAAACATGCTGAATGCTTTTGTCGGCTTGCCTGGTCAGATGAATGACAAGGGTAAAGAGATCTTGCTTGGCATGATTGGTGGTCTTGCGAGTGAAATTCCTGGGTTGGAAGATACTTCGAAGATGTCGGCTGATCAAATAGTTGCGACATTGCAAAAGGAGCTTGGTATTCAGTCACCATCCAGAGTCACTTTTGAAATTGGTTCACAGGTTGGTGAAGGTGCGATCAAAGGTTTGTTGAGTCAGCAGCAGAGTATTGAACGACAGGCAAAAGGTTTTGGTTCTGGTTTGATCGGAAGCTTGCAGGCTGGTATGGAGTCTGTTTGGGGAACACTTACGAGCTGGGTGAACTCGGCTCTCGATTGGATAAGCAAACAGTTCAATGCAATCGGAAGTTTTGTGAGTGGAATAGCTGCTGGTGGAAAGAAGTCGCATGCTGCTGGTCTTGACTTTGTTCCGTATGACAACTATGCAGCGATGCTTCACCAAGGAGAACGTGTCTTGACAGCTCAGGAAGCTCAGGCTTATGAACGTGGAGAAGGAGGCGGAAAGAAGGGGAACACATACAACTTCTACTCGCCGAAAGCTATTGACGTCGTTGAAGCCAAGCGTATGTTTGACACTGCTGAGAAGGCGTCAGCCCTTGGCTTCAACTTAGGTTAGGAGGGTAAGAGATGGCAATTGTAAACGAAGTCAAGTTCTACAATCCTATCCTTGACGAAGAGGTTACGTTCAATCGTGATTCGAAGCAATTCAATCTTGAAGTATTAGATCTTGGGTACGTTGATTCGAATATGAAAACTCAAGATCTGTACAACAAGGATGGAGTATCTGTCTCGAATGTAAAGTATGGAACGAGAACAATTACGATGGTGGCTTGGCTGATTGGTTATGATGACCGTGCAATCTCTGTTCTTCGGAGGAGAATCAATCGGTTTTTCAATCCAAAGCATTTGATTGAAATCTACCAAAACGGTTACTTGATTCGTGGATATCCGCTTCATACTCCAATGTATGGGAACACTTTGCTTGAAATTAACGATAAGATGTGCCAGGTGCTGATTGAGTTCTATTGCAATGAACCTTTGTTTACTACAGAGGAGAGCAAGACTGTCATCATTGCGAGTTGGGATCCTCAGTTCATCTTCCCGCTCGAGTTTCCATATCCGAATGAGACGATGATATTCGGATTGCGTAGACCGAGTTTCATCGTTGAGATTGATCAAGAAGGTGACGAACCTTGTGGGATGATGATTACGTTCATTGCGAATGGTGTCGTCTCGCTTCCACGAATCACAAACATTGAGACTCAGGAGTTCATTGAGTTGAACATCACACTTCAACAAGGACAACGAGCTGTCGTGAATACAGCTGGGATGATTACGAAAGCTACGTTGTTCTATCCTGACGAGACGACAGAAAATATTCTGAATGCCATCACAGATGTAAGCTCGCAAGCGATGAAGCTGCCTATTGGGAAGAGTTCATTCACATATTCGGCTGGATCGCATGTCGAGAATTTAAGTTTGTTGATTGGTTACGATCCTCTGTTCTTGGAGGTGCTGTAGATGATTAGCATCGCCATTTATGATTACGAGTGGCAGAGGAAGACGTATCTTGGAAAGGTGAAGAGCTTCTATATCAAGGAGAAGCGTTCGACTTACGGTGACTATACGATCTGGATTGAGAATGATCCAGAGACTAACCAGCACATCCGTGAAGGAAACTTCATTTCATTCCAGCATTACGTTGAAACAAATTTTGGTCGGAACTTCATTATCTCAGGAGAGAGCAAGATTGGTGTTGTGAAGTCAGGGAACGAGTTCCAGTATCTGAATGGCTACAACGCGTATCCTTTCTCATCGATGTCAACGTTCTATATGAACGGTGCAAATGTGATGCTATCGGTCGAGTATGAGTCGTTGACTCAGATCGAACTTGAAGGAACGGCGAAGATCTGGCTACAATTGGCTTACAAGGAGAACAATGTTCAGAAGTATCTGAATACTCCGATTGAGATGCAAATTCTCAGTCAGCCGAATGGTCGTTGTGAGATAGGTATGACGATGCCTTTGAATGGGTTGGACATTATAGGTGTCAACGTCATCATCTCTGGTGTCAATGGAACGATCAACTTGTTCAATGCGAAGCTGGAAATTGGTGATGTGTCAACTCGGTATACGTCTGCTCCAGAAAATGACTTCAGTTATACCGGTTTCGATATGTCAGTTGGGACGATTGATAAAATCGAGTTTACTGACAAGTCGAACTTTACTGGACTCATCATCTCAGGAAAGCTTCTCGAAGGTCTGATAGAGGACCGTTGTTTGTATGGACTGTTCATGATGAAGGGAACTCCGATTGAAGTCATCGAACAGATGCTGATTGAGAACTACATCAATCCTGAAGATTCTGATCGAGACTACGAGATTCTTGAGATTGCAGCCAGGCCGGAAGAGGATCCGAATGAAGAGAAGATTGCTTTCCAGAAGACAGGCTTTCAGATCGGAGACTCGATAACGAACATCATTCTTTCTCGAAACTATGGCATCAAGGTATTCTTCGACAAGTATCGTCAGAAGTTGTACTATTACATGTACAAAGGAAAGGATCGATCAAGGCTTCAAAATGAGAATCCGCATGTGATATTCAGTGATGCGAATGGTTTGCTTCTTGATCCGAAATACCTTGAAGATTATTCGAACTACAAGAATGTGGCAAGGATTGCTGGTCAGGGAGAAGGAGCAGATCGTAAGTTTTCTGTCGTTGGGACAGCCAAGGGTAGGAGACGAAAGGAGCAATATGTCGATGCTCGTGACATAGCTCTTGACGATGAGAATGGTATTCCAATTCCTGAGCCTGATTACATCGGTCTCTTAGATCAGCGTGGGGATGAGAAGATCGCATTACTTCAACCAATTCGATCGTTTGAAGCAGAGATCAGTCTTGCTGAGGACGCTTACAAATATGGCAGGGACTTCTTGATTGGTGATGTTGTGACTTTGCAGCATACGACTACGGGAATCGAATTGGATGCAGTTGTTGAGCAAGTTCACTTCATTGGTAGGACAGATGGTGACGAGATGTTAATCGTGTTTGGTTATGCTCCGCCATCGATTGCTCAACTAATCAAATCGCGTATCACATAAAGGAGTGAGTTGAGATGGCGGAACGCGCATATTTCTTCAATGCGGTGGTTGTGGACGGTGAGTACGATCGTGCGTATGACTCTGCGGATCATGCGAACTTTTTTGCTGGGCTCGTCGGAAACGGTATCTTCTATCACAGCTCGGACATCCTTCGTGTTACGTCCGCCAGTGGTATGAATGTCACTGTACTTCCTGGGAAAGCAAATATCAATGGGTATCATTACGAGAACGAGTCGCCTCTGACGCTGGAGCTTGGCATCGCTTCGGGGACATTGAATCGTATCGATCGGATCGTGATTCGGCTGGATTTGACGAACCGTGATATCAGAACCGTTGTGAAAGCTGGTGTCGCTACTACGACTCCGACTCCACCTCTTTTGACGAGGACGAATGATGTTTGGGAGTTGAGTCTTGGCCAGGTTTATGTAGGTCGAGGAATAGCTCAGATCGTTCAATCGAATATCGGTGATGAGCGTCTCTTTCCGAATCTCTGTGGTATCGTCACGGGGTTGATTGATCAGATCGATATGTCAAATTTGTATGCTCAGCAGATCGCTCAGTTCAATCAATTCCTTCAGCACAACATTGACAACTTGAGTGAGAATGCTGCTGGTCATCTCCAGAATCAGATCAATGACTTGCAGGCTTCCATCGGCTATACGGGGGCGACTTCAGGAACGGCCCCGAATTATGTGATGACGATTCCGGACTTCCTATTGGTCGACGGTACGCAGGTGAAAGCAAAGATCCACCAAAGCGCAACATCTGCTACATCGTTGAATATCAACGATTTGGGGGCTAAGCCGATTGTGGACGGGTTCGGTGATGCTGTGCCGAACTTAAGAGCCGGGACGTGGCTCGTTGTCATCTACAATGGAACTGCGTTCCAGGCTGTCGGACTTAGCTCCCAATTCGTTGTATACTCGTAATGATCGATCCTGTGAAAGGAGTGAGATAAGTGGCAGGACTTAGTCAAAGTCATCCAGAGGGTCAAAGCTTATGGACTACGACAGTAACGTTTACGCCAAGTGGAACTGAGTCAATTCCAGCGACTACGATCAATGCAACGGTTTCTGTGTCGATTTATGTTGGATATGCCGCTTATTACACAGGACGTGCGTATGGATTCGACATGGTTTTGAACATGTCGAATGGGTCTCATTCAACGAGTGTAACAACGTATCCTGATTCGAATCGTGGTAACGTTACAGCTAACTTTACAATTTCGAATACAACATCGAGTGCAATCACTGTTTCGAGCATTACGCTTCGTCAGACTTCTCAGTTCAATAGTACATACATTGCAAATGCTCGTGCAACGACATCAAATAGTTTTGTGACTGTGTCTGGTGGTGTTACTCCTAGTGTTGGAGTTCCTGGGACGTTTAGAATCAACAACGCAACGAGCCATACAGGAAAGACAGCTCCACTTACATGGACTGCTTCTTCTGTTGGTGGCGTGTCAGCTACTGTGACATATGAGATATATGGAAATACGTCGACATTGATTACGACAACGACTTCTTTGTCATATACTGTTCCGCAGGCAACTGCTCAAAACTATACTTCTTTTAGAATCCGTGGTCGAATTACTTACAGCGGTGTGACGTTCTATAGTGGATATACGAGTAACGTTACGTTTACTTACAATCCGTATTCGAACACGGGAGCTCCAACGACTGTGTCTCTTGATGCAACTCAGGTTTATGCAGGACAGAATACGGTCCTTAGATGGAGTGGAGCTTCAGCAGGAGACTCGAATCCAATCACTGGGTATTTAGTGCAAAGAAGTGTTGACAACAGCACATGGTCAAATCTTCAGACAGTGACAACGACAGCAACTTCTGGAAACTTGACCGTTACAGCTCATGCAACGATGGGTTCGAGATATTACTACAGGATTAGAACGAATGGTACAGCTTCAGGGTGGGACAGCGGTTGGTCAAGTGTAGTCAATGTCTTGTCAATGAATGTCACGCAGCTAAGCAATCCAACGAACGTAACGTTGAATAGAACTGTCGCTGAAGTAGATGCAACGATGTCATGGACGGCTGTAGCGAATGGGACAAACAACGCTGTAACGAATTATTTGGTAACGTATCAGGATTCAGAGAATGGGACGACATGGGGAGCATCTACGAAGTTTAAAGATAATGGGACAGCAGTGACTTTGGTTGTTACGCCTCCGACGACTCGTGGACATTTCAGAAGATTTTTTGTTCAAGCTCAAGGCGCTGCTGGAGCAAGCTTCTATTCTGGGACAGTTCAGGCAAATAGAAACTTAATGAAGAATATCTTGCCTGTTCCTCCAACTAACGTAGATGCGAATCCATTCGTCGATCCTGGGAATGGTGCTTTTCCTGTTACGTTTATGCCACCTGCGGATCCATATGCGACGATAGCTTCTTATGAAGTTGCGATGCAATATCCAGATGGATCATGGTTCAACGGAACTCAAATCATGGGGACAGGAACAGCTTCTCCAGTTAACGTAAATAATGCCACTTGGGCTCGTGGAAATACATGGCATATGTTTGTCAGGACTGTTGATATCTTTGATTTGAAGAGTGGTTGGTCTTTGACTTTTGCAGCTGTGTATGTGAACGACCTTCAGGCTATTCCTTCTGTGTCGTGGCCTGTTTTGAATGGCATTACGTTCAATCGTAGACCAAGGATTGGAATAACGCTTGGAAATGTGTTTACTGGAAGATTGTTCAGTATTGGCCTTACATTCGATAGTTCTGGAGCAAGGACGAATGGAGCCGGAAGCAGTCAGTTCAGTCGGATTGGCTCTCAGATTCCGCCAAATACGAACACAGTTTTTCAGGTAGCTGAGAACGTAGCAATCGGGACTCATACTGTGAGTAACGTTCTTACGAATGATGGAATTGCAGACTTAATATCGACATCGAGACCGCAGACTCTCCAGTTCTCAATCAATACAATCTCATGGACAGATCCTGTGCTTGAGCCAGGCATCACGAGAATGAAAGCGGTTCATGTCACAGAAATTCGATCGGCAATCAATACAATGCGACGGTTCTATGGAATGTTGAATAGAAACTGGAGTGAAGCCTTGATAGCAGGACAGACGAATGTCCGTGCTGTTCACATACAAGAGCTTAGGGATGCAGTGGATGAAATCAGAACATTTGTTAATGGTTTTCATCCACAGAACACGACAAACTTCATTCCGAGAGTCATGTGGACTGATGCCAGTTTGACAGGTGTCGCTATCAAGGCTCAGCATATCAATGAACTTCGGACTGCAGTTGTAGAACTCTAAACGATGAAAGGGGTATGAATCATGAAGATCAACTGGGGATTGCGTTGGAAGAATCCGACTTTCTGGGTGCAGACAATTGTCGCCGTCATGGCCGTCATCTTGGCTCAGGCCGGCATGAAGTGGAATGAAATCGTTTCTTGGTATGCTTTCTGGGAACTGATCAAGCAGGCTATCGCTTCGCCTGTTACCGTTGTTGCCGTAATTGGCGTGTTGATGAATGCGATCAACGATCCGACCGTTGAAGGTGTAAGTGATACGGCTGACACGATTGGTCGTGAAGAGCTGTTCGAAAGTGTAACGGCTACTGAAGAGTAAAATTCTTTGAAGAAATTTCGCAAAAACTGTTTACTTTTGGTCAGCTTTGGTGTATAATAGAATCATGGAAGGCGACCACTTAACGACTCGAGGCCACTAAGGCGAGGAGGAACCACGATGATGAAGCTGGATTGGATGAAGCCGGAGCTGATCAAGGTAGACAAGAACGGGACTCAGTACATCCTTCACCGCGCATGCCCGAAGTGCGGAGGCAATGGAGTTATCGAGCATTACTACTTCAACGCTGGCGGCGTATGCTTCAAGTGCGATGGCACCGGAAGATTCGACCATATGGAGATGATTCGGACTCCTGAGTATGAGAAGAAGCTGTTTGACCGCCGTGTGGCCAGAGAGCGGAAGAAGAACGAAGCCCGCAATATCGAGTGGAAAGAGCGGATGGGATTCAAAGCTGGATTCATCGTATTTGTTGTTGTTGGAGTGAACACCTACAACATCAAGGATGAGCTAAAGGCTGCTGGAGCGAAGTTTAATGGGCTCATCGGTTGGTACTTTGGAAGCGATCCCGGTAGCAAGTATACCACTGTTGAGGTCGATCTATTCCCGGCAATCGAAGAGGACTATGCCGGAGCATTAATACTTTCTAACGATGCCGAGGATCTGGTGAAGACAGTTGTTAGCGCTTGGGAGATCGAAAACGATGACTCTGATTATTTCATGACCGAAGGTGCCAAGTTTGAAGTCAATGCGATTTACGAGTTCAAGACCGGATACGACACGCAGTATGGTTACACCTACATTCATTCCCTTCGTGTTGGCAAAGCTCGGTTAGTCTGGAAGACCGGCAAGCTCCTTGAGTATTTTGAGGATGGAGACACCAAGTTCTATCAGGTTGGTGATACGGTTCGTATCAAAGGGACCGTGAAAGAGCACAGCGAGTATAGGAACAAGAAGCAGACCGTCGTTACCCGGTGCAAAGTAATTTGACACCGGGTTACCTTTCTATTACAAGATTGTTAACAATATTTAATTGTACAAACTTCGAGGAATGTGATATAATAAATACAGTATAATTCTGAAGGCGGTGAAAGCCATGGTGACCCTGTACACACGAATGTGTCAGCTCGAGAGGGATGTGAAACGGCGAGCGAGAAGGGATTTTGCGGATGGGCATCTATCACAAGAGGACATGGATGGTATCATTGAGAAGTTTGATGAGATCACAGAGTTAGCGTTGAAAGGCCATAAAGGCCGAGAAAATTCTGTAAAGGGTGAAAACACCGATGAAGATGAGAATGCTGATAGCGAAGTATCTGGAAGCGAAAGCGGCCGAGGAAGCGGCGAAGCAAGTTCAGAATGATCTGAAGGGCATCATTTTCAGAGGGTTCCAAGACAAGGGAGTAAAATCGCATAGGTTTGAAATTGATGGGCAGTCTGTGAACGCGACGGTATATCAATCAGAACAGGCCGAGTATGACATTGCCGTGCTTGAGCGGCTTATCAATAAGGAAGTTCTTGATGAGATCGTTGACGTACATATCGACTGTTCGTTTGATGTCAAGAGCTTTCGGCGATTGATGAAGATTCTTTGTCCGACTCCAACTGAGAGAAAGCTTCTCATGTCAATGTTGAGTCCAGTCAAGAAGGTGAATAAACGGAAGCTTCAGGAGAAGTTTGACGTTGGTGAAATCGAAATTGCCGACATAGGGAAAGCGAGGATTGTAGGCAGGTCATCTCCAGTAGTAAAGATCACACCGTTGAAGGATGAGTGACTATGAGTGGAAATGATCTGCTTTTTGTTTTACGATATTACAATCTGTCGCAAGGAAATGACGTAAACGAGAACTTCAAGATCGTATGCCCTTTTCATGGGGATATCAATGCTTCGCTATCGATCAATTTGGAAACAGGATGGTATTACTGCTTTGGGTGTGAAGCAAAGGGAGATGCGGTCAAGTTTGTTCAGGAGATGGAGGGATGTAACTCACTGAAGGCATGCATGATTCTGAAGAAGATTCTCGCTGGTTCTGCAGATCAATATGTCAATGTGAAACGAGAGACAAAGAAAACGAAGTCAGAGCATCTAAAGGAGGCGAAGCGATATTTCTATAGCTTGCCAATGACAGACTGGAGAGAGATTCGAGGGTCATATCTCCAAAAGCGAGGGTTTACAGGACGAGTTTTGACGGAAGTCGATTGTCGGATCAATTACAACGAGGACTATGGTATCATATTTCCGATGAAAGACATGGGGCGTTTCAGAGGGTATGTGTGCCGGACGACAAAACCTGAAGTAGAAGCCAAGCGAAAGTATCTGTATAGCAAAGGCTTTAGTAGGAGGGATACGCTTGTCGGGTATTACAACAGACCGTGGGTTGTCATTGTCGAAGGGTACATGGACTGGCTCAAATTTCGACAATACGGGGTAAAGAACTGCTGTGCGATACTTGGCTGGAGGATAACGTCTGAGCAGATTGAGAAGCTCCAGGAGCATACAGATTGTGTGATATCTGCTCTTGATAACACGGAAACAGGACAACAAGGAACGAAGCTTCTAAGTAAACATTTTGAGGTAGTTCCGTTTCAATATATGACGGGGCTCAAGGACCCAGGTGACATGGATAGAATGAGTTTCAACTTCAGCTGGGCTGATACACTACGAAAAGTCATGAAGGCCGATAGGGCCATCGAAAAAGACAATTGGAGGTAATGAACATGCCTGAGAGAACCAGATCATTAGTAGACATCATGAAGGACAAAATTAACAGGTCGAGCTCCGGTTTTGCAAACATCTTCTACGTCCGCCGGGACGCCAAATGCCGCATCCGTTTTTTGAGCGACATTGATGAAGGGATGGAACTTCGCTTTCATTCGAAGTGGCAGAAGTACAATCATCTCTGTCTGTCGTATGTCGGGAAAGATTGCCCGCATTGTGACCAGGAGGAAGAAGGCGGTGTCAAATATGACATGTATGCCTTCACGATCTGGAATTACGAGTCCAAGAAGCGCGAGATCTTCCTGTACAAGGCGTCAAAGAACAGCCCGATCTTTCAATTGATCAGCTTCTCCGAGGAGTACGGCACGATATCTGATCGTGACTACGTTATCAAGAAGCAGGGTGAGGGAGTTAACACACTGTATCTGGTGACGCCGGTCGGAGAAGCGAAAAGGTTCCGCGGTGATGAGAAGCCGTTCTCCAAGAAGATGGTCATCAAGTTGATCGCTGAAGCGTTTCCGTACGAGGGCGATGATGAATTGGAAGACAGTGACGATGACGATGATACGCCGCCGTGGAATGACAAAAAGTCAAAAGTGAAGCCGAAGGCAAAGAGGCGGCCAGCGGAGGACGAGGATGAAGATGTGGACGAAGACGACGAAGAAGAGGATGAGCGACCGGCGCGTCGTTCAAAGCCACGCAAGGCGTCTCGTGATGAAGATGAGGACGAAGAGTCCGATGACGAGGAGGAAGACGAAGATGATGAGCCAGACTACAGGACAAAAGTCCGTAGAACAAGAGAGGCCGCAGAACGTAGGCCAGCCGCAAGCAGGAGTCGTCGTTGACATTCTCAAGCTTTTCGACAGACAGATTGAGTTTCAAAGTTTGTTAACAGACATCCAAGCGCTTCCCGAGGACAATCCTGTATTGTTTGCAAACAGTATCTTACTTCTCATGGAGGAGATTGGAGAAGTTCTGAAGGAGGACAAGCGTTGGAAGGGGCTATTCCGCAGCAATAAGTATTCGCCAGTTAATAAGTTAGATGAGATGACTGATATGTTCATTGTGATGATGAACGTCATGATCTTCAGTGGAGTTTCGATGGTGGAGATGCTTGAAGCGGTAAAGAAGAAACAACTTGTGAACTTTGAACGACTTGCTGCTGAATGAGGTGTTGGGATGGTTATCATACTCGAAGGACCGAACAGATGTGGGAAGACCACATATGCTGAAATGCTCCAACGAGCTGGATTCAAATACTTCAAATCAAATGAAATTGTTCCGAATGAGCATTCTTTATATCGCATGAAAGGAATGGTTGACGTTTTGAAGGCGATGGATGAGCAAGGTGTCAATTGCGTAGTCGATCGCTTTCATATCACAGATCGTGTGTATGGGAGAATTGTTCGTGGAGAGAATGTTGACATCACGTCGATAGACAAATTATGTCACGAGGCTGGATTCGTTCTGATCTTCATGACAGATATTGTCGAAAAAATCATCGCTAGGGGAGCAAAGAATAAAACTCCTGCTGATCTTGATCAATTGATCAAAGCATACGAGGAAGAGTTCTCAGCTTCCACGATGATGAAGTACAGAATGAGAATAGGAGAATTAGTATGAGAGACAAGAAATTGATCTACGTTTACTTGACCAATGAATGCAATTCCCGCTGCAAGCTTTGTAACATCTGGAAGAACCAGAATGGTGACATCAAGGAGCTTGATATCGATGTGTTGAAGGCTCAGATTCTTGATTATAGTCAGGCCGACTGGGTGTTTGGCGGCGGTGAAGCCACGAGATATTCAAAGATTGGTGAGCTTCTTGCATTTCTTTCTATTAAGGGGATATCTTACACGCTGCTTTCGAATGCTGTTGACTACGAGGATTTGTCAAATTTGATTGACGACAACGATATCATGAATGTGACGGTGAGTTACGACGGTGTATATCATGACAAGCAGCGTGGTGTTCACGGTAACCTTGGGAACATCATCAGATTGATTCGTAGGTATGGAAATCGAATCAAGCTGTCGTACACCATCTCGCGTTATAATGTCGATCATTTCGAGGAAGACATCTGGTTCGCTTGGAAGATGCTTCCGGTTCCAATGTATCTCTGCTTGGAACAGTCTCTTCCAATCTTTCAATCGACCGATGAAGAGAAGCAGATTGTCGTTCCTCATATCAATGGCGCTATGACAGAGCAGATGTTCGATGAAAAGACTATGCGTTACCTGTATGATTTTGAAGAGTATGGGACAAAGTGCTCTTCTCCGAATGACTGCTACACGATCATGCAGGATGGGAATGTCCCTCTTTGTCAGTCATTCAAGATTGATCGTGTTCTTGGGAACGTTTACTGTGACAGTTTGAGAGAGATCATCGCGGCAAATCAGAACAGGATCTGGGACGAATGTCTGAATTGTGAGTTCATGACTCGATGTAAACTTGTCTGTCAACGCCGTTATGATATGAGGTGAAGAGATGAAAAAGAAAGTAGCTATCATCGGAGCAGGATTCACAGGATTGTCTGCAGCCAGAACGTTTGCGGAAGCAGGATATGATGTTCAGGTGTTTGAGAAGGAAGAGACGATCGGTGGTGTGTGCTCTGACTATGAGAAGGATGGATGCATCATTCAGAAGTACGGCCCTCATATCTTCCACACCAACGATGAGACGGCATACAAGTTCGTTTGTAGGTTTGGTGAGATGAAGAAGTTTGAACATCGAGCCAAGGCTAGGACGAAGATGGGGTTTATCGACTATCCAATTAACTACAATTCTCTTGAGATTCTGTATGCAACTGATGTCGAAAGAGCAATTCATATGATGAATGACGATATTGAGATTGCGAAGACGATTTTCGAAGGTGAGCGCGATCGTAACTTTAGGGTGGCCGCTATCTGCAACTTAGGCCAGAGAATATACGATGAAGTTATTCATCATTACACGAAGCTTCAGTGGCAGCGTGATCCACATCAGGTTCCATTTGAAGTATTCAGCCGAATGCGGATATCGTATGATAGAACTGGTTTGTTCTTTCCAGATCGGTGGGTGTGTTTGCCAGTGAAAGGGTATTCGGTTTTGTTCGCTGCAATGGCAAATCATCCGAATATTCATATTCAGCCACGGCATGTTGTTGCATGCGACCTGGATTGGCTGACGGATGAATATGACTATACGATCAACACCGGACCATGTGGGATTCTCCTAGGGGAGGAAAACAATGAAACTTTGAAGCTTGAGTTTGGGTACATTGATGAGCCGGCATTCAGCTTGATGCCTCAGCATGGTGTTATCAACTATTGTGACTCAGGTCCGTTCACCAGAGCGACAAACTATGGTATGTTCAATGGAATACCTGGCTGTCTCGACTTTATCATCTCAGAGAGGCCTTCCAAGAATGGCTTAGAGCTTTATCCGGTCAGAACAAAGAATAACATCAAGATTCACGAAGACCAGAAGGAAAGGCTCATGCGCAAAGGAGTGCATACTGTGGGGCGCCTCGGAGACTACAAGTACATCAATATGGATCAAGCGGTTTTGAATGGGATTGGAATCGCAAAGTCCATCATTGAGTGGGAGGAATAAGGATGAACATAGGCTATGCTTTCTGGGGACACCTTGGAGATGTAAAGTACGATGCCGAATGTCGACCGACAAATGCTCCTGACGGTAATGCTTTCTACAGTTGGGCAATCATCAAGAAGTTCCAGGAGATCGGTGACAAGGTTTTCCATCTGATGCCGAACCGTGACCATGTCGGCTATGCTGTCGAAGGTGATGACTTGTTCAAAGCTTGGGCTCAGGAAGATCGCGTCAAGATGTATCGCGAGCTGGAAGTTGGTGTCGATATTCGTAAAATGGATTTGATTCTTCTCGAGTGGCGCTGGGAGATCGATGGTCGCAATGATTGGTTCACGGTGTTGAATACGCCGACGTGTGCTCAGATGGACTATTCGATTCAGAACTCCATCTTGACGGAAGCGAAGCATTGCGGTGTTCCTGTCGTCGTTTTTGATCTTGATTATAAACTGACTGAGCAGGACATTCGTGATTACGACATCAGGTATGTGATCGAGCTCGGTGACAAATGGGAGTTGAAGGGAAATCCATTCATCAAGTCGAAGCGTGTGATGATTCCGTTTGACTTCTCGCATATGAATGACTTTGACGTTGCTCCACTTCCGGGGATGGCTACCGACAGCGTTATATACATTGGGAACCGTTATGAACGAGACTGGGCGGTTGAAAAGTATCTTCCAATTGGATCTGTAGTGTATGGGAATTGGACTGTCGGTGGTCGTGACTCTGAAGAGAAGTGGCCGGAATATGAGTTCAGGAACCAACTTCAGGTTCGTGGAATGCGAGATGCTTATAGCCGTGGTGTTGTGACTCCATTACTTGCGAAGCGTGGGTACTGCGAGATGGGGTTCATGACGGCTAGACTGCTTGAAGCCGTTTTCTATGGATGTGTTCCATTGTTCATTGAGGAGTTTGGGATGTACAACCGCAAGTATCTTCCTGAGCATCTCGATGATTTGGTCGTAAATAATATGAGTGATGTTGTTCGGCTTTCCAGGCATCTCAAGGAAGATGAGAAGCTCCGCGCTGAAATCATTGGCCAGCTCAGAACGCATCTTCAGTTCATGGATGTCAGCTACTTCGTTGAGCGAGTGCTTGACTTGGCCAAGGAGGGATAACGATGGAATATGGGAACGTGGTTGTCAGAGGATCGTTCGGTGAGATTCTCAAGACTTTGTGCAATCGGTTGCATGAAGCTCCTGTCGTCGAAAGCAGGATTACGAAGACAAAGGAAATGATCGGGAACACAATTGTCCTGACTGATCCGTCGAAGAATCTTTGCTTCTGTGAGCACCGTACTTTCAACTTCATCTATGCTTTGGTCGAAGCGTCATTGCTTTTCTGGGATCAGAATGAGGTTCGGCCGTTTGCCTACTTCAACAAGAAGATGCTCGATTATTCAGATGATGGGAAGACGTTGAACTCGGCGTACGGGTCGTTCATTGCTCCTCACCTGTATATGGTGATTGAAAAGCTCAGAAAGGATTCTGATACACGCCAAGCCGTCATCTCGATTTACAACAACGACTTCTGCTGTGTTGATTCTAAAGACATTCCATGCACGCAGGATGTGCAGTTTCTGATCCGGGATGGAAGGTTGACAATGATTGTTCACATGCGTTCGAATGACGTGTTCTGGGGATTGCAGTACGATCTGTACATGTTCACGAATCTGCAGCGCGTCGTTGCAAAGCGCTTAGGAATTGAATGTGGGCCATACATTCATATGCCGACATCGCTTCATGTGTATGACTATCATTGGGATGCTCTTGAGAAAATCGTGGCGGACAATGATTCGATTATTGATATGCCAGTGATGCCGCTTCAGGCGATGTCTGAGTATCGTCGTGGAATGCAGATGGCAACCGCCTATATGTCGGATTACAATGAATGTTCTCCGGATGTGGATTTGCTTCGTGAAGCAAAGAACAGAAACATTTCAAACGCATTGATTTTGACTGAGGTTGCATACAAAAACATGTTGGCTGAAGAGTTCAAAGCTTTGATTGAAAGAGCCGATAAGAATGACGAGATGCGCGAAGCGTACAATGTGTACAGTCTGTTCTTCAAGCGTTGGTTTAGGAGTGGAGAAAATGTTTGATCTACACCGGCATGATGAGTATTCAACGTTTGATGGATTCGGTAAAGCCGGAGAGCTGGCGAAGCTGGCGAAAGATCTTGGCTATACGGCTTTGTCGACAACGAATCATGGGAATACGAATGGACTTGTTAGGACGTATCATGCTTGCAAGGAGTATGGGTTGAAGGCGATTCTTGGAGTTGAAGGGTATTTCATTCCGAAGTATAAGCCTCAGCATCGTGGGTATCATCTTGTCCTGATTGCGAAGAATCTTGTCGGATATGGGAACATCAATCGGATTCAATATGAAGGTGAGCAGCAGAAGTATTACAATCCGATCTGGACATTTGAGCTTCTTGAGAAGTACAGCGAAGGCGTGATCTGTACGACAGCTTGTGTGGCTGGATTCTTGGGACAGATGATCAAAAAGGGAAAGATCGATGTCGCTAGAAAGTTTCTCAAGAGGATGGTCAAGATTTTTGGCGATGACTTCTACATCGAGGTCCAGCCATACGTGATATCTGAGCCGGGGCTTCAGGAGCGTGTAAATGTCAAGAGCATCGCGTTGGCGAGGGAGCTTGGCATCAAATGTGTTCTGACTTCTGATTCTCACTATGGTAACCATGACGACTTCGATACGTACATGAAGATGCATGAGATTGCTAACCACAATCTTGATGACATCGAAGCAACGTATGGAGAGCGGTACATGCCGGAGATGGGTGATATGGCTGATCGATTCCATGCAATGCATAAGGACGACTACGGCGGAAAGAAAGCTGCTCAGATGGCTTTCAGGATGTATGAGCATCTTGAGGAGATAGAAGCCAAGTGCGAGGAAAATTACTTGGATGATCTTCCTCTTGAGCTTCCAATGTTCGGTGAGGGATCGTATGATGTGCTTCGTCAGAAGGTCAAGCTAGGAATGCAGAAGCGTGGAAAGTGGACAAAGGAATACATAGCTCGATGCAAGGAAGAATTGGAGATCATCGAGTTCCATGGATTCTCAGACTACTTCTTGATCGTGGCTGACTACGTGAACTGGGCGAAAGACGAAGGCATCATCGTCGGCCCTGGCCGTGGTTCAGTTTGCAACTCGTTGATTGCATATGCACTTCATATCACTGACGTTGACAGCCTTTTGTTCGAACTTGACTTTCGCCGTTTCCTTCGTAAGGACAAGAAGAAGCTTCCTGATATCGATCTTGACTTTGAGACATCTCGGAGGCAGGAAGTTGTTGACTATATCTGCAGAAAGTATGAAGGACATGCTGCGCGGATCTGTTCGTATGGTTTGTATAAGGTTGACAATCTGATCAATGACTTGGCGAAGGTTTGCGGTCTTCCATTGGAAGGAGATGGAGCAGACTATGCTGAGTGGCGTCGTGGCTACATCAAGATGCTAAAGGAAAAGGCTGCGATGTACGTTACTGATGATGGGACAATTGATGAGGACTATCTTCGGAGCGATGAAGAGGTTCAGACAATTAACGAGATGTATGACAACATCTTCATTCATTTCTTGAAGCTGTTTAACAAGGTTCGTTTCATCGGGACGCATGCTGCTGGCGTTGCAATCACCGGTGGAAGTCTTCTTGACTATGTGGCTCTTCGAGTGGACAAAGCAAAGAATGAGTTCACGAGCTATAACCTCATGGATGCTGAGATGATCAATGTTGTCAAGTTTGACATCCTCGGTTTGAAGACGATGGAGTCGATTGGTGAGCTTCGCCGGGTGACTGGAGATACATGCAACTATGATGAGATTGTCAACGATCCGGAGATTATTAAGTACTTCTTCGAAGGCAACTGTGATGGTGTATTCCAGTTTGAACGCGGGACGCCAAGGAAGATTATGGAGCAGATCAATGCCGACTGCTTTGATGATATTGCGGCAACAACAGCGATGAACCGCCCTGGTCCTCTTCAAATGGGAATGCCAGAGGTGTACGCTCAAGGGAAGTTTGACTCAAAGCAGGCGAGGAAAGCTGTTCATTGGGAGTACACAAAGGAAACATACGGAACTATCGTGTATCAGGAGCAACTTCAACAGATCTGTCTGAACATTGGTATGATGGAATGGGCAGATGCTGATAAGATGATGAAGATGCTTCGTGGTCATGAGATGACCGAGGCGGCTTTGAAGATTTACAACAAGGAGAAGCGTCGGTTAACGAAGGCTTTCGTAGCTGGTGCGACTCAGAACGGATTGACAAAAGCAGAAGCCACAGATTTGTTCAGCAAGATGATCGTTTATTCGTTCAACAAAGGCCATGCTGTCGGGTACACACTCATCTCGTTCGAGGAGATGTACTATAAGGTGTATTATCCGAACGAATATTGGTTCGTGAAGATGAAGCACGCAAGGGATGATGCTGAGTATGCCAGGTTCTGTGCGAAAGCTGTGAATGATGGTTCGTTGATCTTTTTGCCTCACATCAACTACTCGAAGTCTCTTGACTCACTCAGGAAGTTTGAGGACACAAGGGTGATTCAGCAGGGGTTGTCGACGATCAAAGGCGTTGGTGAGAAAGCAGCTCTTGCAATTGAGTACATGCGTCGTCAGGATGGTCCATTCTTGGATGTGCCGGACTTCGAGGAACGTCGTGGTTTGCTTCCGAAGGAGATGAAAAGGACAATCACTTCGGCAACCGTGACGAAGCTTCGAGAGGCAGGAGCTTTTGAGTTTGATGACGATAACTATCTGAAGAGGGTGGTGAAGTACTGCTCGGCCATGAAGGGACGAAATTTCTCGCAAAAATAATTGAAGAAATTTCGCAAAAACTATGTACATTCTTGCCGACTTGGTGTATAATATAATCAGGTCAGGAAATCGTGGCCAATAAGGCGAGGAGGATGCAGAAGGTGACGAAGTTCAGCATTGGTGATCTGGTGGCGGTTTACAACAGAGATGGAGAGAGACACGTAGCAAAGATTGTGGACATCTTCACAGACAAGATTGGGACCGTGTATTACTACCTGATAGACACCGAGGGAACTGAGTGTGACGATGTGTTGGCGGAGGAGATGGAAAAGCTCCATAGGGTGAAGTAAGATGACGAAAGACCAAGTTCGTGAGTTCGTACGGCGGCATATCGGTGAATATGCCGTCGGGAATACCAGGGTGGTGCTTGAAGGAGACAAGATGGTCTTTTGGGTATATGGTGACTATTACGGAGCGTACAATATCAAGCGGCAGAAGTGGATCAGAGACTGAATCGAACGCATTAAGCGAAGGAGGAGCCACGATGAAGAAGGTTATCAGCAGGCACACTTGGATGAGGAATGGAACTCATGGACCGTCGCATGATCCGTATGCTTGGACGGAGGTTGGTATCGAGACGAAGTGGAATTTTGGTGATGATTGTACAATCACGATCATGAATGGCCTTGTGAGCCGTGGACATTTCAATGGCCAGGAGTTTGATCTTGATAACGCCGAGGATTGCAAAGAGTTCGAGTTCTTGATCGGGATGAAGACTAGTGAACTATGGGAGATGCTGGTGAAGTGTGATTATGAGAAGTACAGCAGGCTGACCGACGGAGAACGCGCAATGATGGAAGCTGATGCTCACATAATGGCGATGGCATACTGAAGGAGGAATCCGCATGAAGGCTAAGGTTATCGGTTGGAAAGGCGTAGTGAACGCTATGAGCTCTGACGCGATGAAGCTCAACCTGGTTCTTTGGTTCACCAGAAAGGTGAATGCCGCATGTCATGATGACCAGAACTATTTGAATTGGTTGGTGGCTGTGTTTATGGCTGACGGGCTAAAGAAGTGGGAAGCGGTCAATAGGATTCTCGACGATCGTAAAGAACTTGCGTACCTGTTCCTGTGAGGGAATGGGTATGTTTGATGTTCAGAAGTGGTTGTATGAGAATGGAGAGATCGCAGCACTTTGCTTTGGAGCCATATGGGCCACGGGAGTCTTATTTCTGATTCGGTATGTCTGGAAACGAATGAACATGACGGAGGTGGAATGGATCAATGCCTGGAAGAAAAAGAGGAGAATACGCTTTCGACGCATCAGCTTCAAAGAAGGAAAACATCATTTCAGCTATGCGGAGTATCAACGAGGAGTTCGGCGAAGGAACGATCTATACGCTCGGAAGCAAACACGCTATCGCTCAAATCCCACGGTTCAGTTCCGGCATCGAACAGTTGGACGAAATAATTGGTGGGGGCATCCCTAAGGGACGCGTCATCGAATTGTTCGGTCCTGAATCTGCTGGCAAAACGACGTTGGCTTACCACTTAATGGCTCAGGTGGAAACGGCTCTCGATATCCCCATTGAAGGAACATTCGACAACGAACGTGCCAAAGTGTTTGGGAATCGAAAAGGACAGCTATTTGTGAGCCGTGCAAACGTCGGAGAGGAAGCATTGAAGGAGGGGTACGTATTCACAAAAGCCGGTGGTGATCTTGTTGTGATTGACTCTGTGCCGGCAATGATCACCAGGAAGGAGTTCGAAGAAAGTGACTTCGAGAAGGAAGGACAGCGTGGAAGAATTGCTGCAATGCTTTCATCCAAGCTTCCGAAGATCGTTGCGTTGGCGGAGAAGATGGGAACGACTTGGATCTTTGTCAACCAGCTTCGTGATGAGATGGGTGGAATGCTTTTTGGTCCGACCACTCATACGCCTGGTGGAAGGGCTCTCAAACATTATGCTTCGTTGAGGATTCAAGTGAACCGTGTCGAGTGGATCCGCATCCCGAACAAGTACGATGTGTATGACAGCTCCAAGGAGAAGAACGTCGGCATCGTTATCAAGCTTAAGGTTGCCAAGTCGAAGGTCTGTAACCCTCTTGGTGAATGTATGATTCCGCTGTTCTTTGATCGTGGATTTGTGTCGTTTGATGATGTGGCTCCGATCCGGAAGGAAATGATGAAACAACAGCGTGAGCTGGCTGCTAAGGCTCAGGCTGAGGAGGACAAAGGCGATGACTGAGTTCCCATGTTACTCATGCTCCGCAAGAAGCGGTTCAACTGGGCATGGAAGATGCTCAAACTTTATGTCCTGCAAGAAGTGGCTTGACTGGGCAAGGGAACAGAATCTGCTGAATGATGAAGGAGATGTTGATGATGTATAACTTTCCTCCGCAGCAAGGATGGCAATGTCCAGTTTGTGGTCGCGTTATGGCTCCATATTATCCATTTTGTCCTTGTGGTGGAAATGGACCGGAGATCATTACAACTACAGGAACTGCAGGAAATCCTGCTCCACCAACTTCAACGACATGCAAGAGCAAAGGAAGAAGAATCCAAGGAAAGAAAGATCCAAATGAACCGCCAGGAGGATGGAAGCCGACTGGACCAGGAGGTTGTGACGAATGAGTGAAACGAAGAAGAAACAGAAGCCTTGTGAAGGTATTCCTTGCGATCATCTCTGTATCCATCTGTGTGACATTGGTAATGATCAAGCTTTCTGCACTTTGTATAAGTGCCGTCTGATAGAGCACGAGAAGTGGTGGCAGAGGGTCGGTAACTGCATCGGTAACTTCCACAACGCCGTTGATCATCCTAAGCATTACGCGGCCACCAGGTACGAGACTATCACGATTTTACAGGATAAGTTGACGCCGGAACAGTTTGAAGGATTTTGTATCGGGAATGCCATCAAATATTTGACACGTTACCGGAACAAGAATGTCCCGATTGAGGATCTGAAGAAGGCTCAATGGTATCTGGACCATATCATCTGTTTGATGGATCACAAGAAGGACTTCTGGGGGCCTGATGAGGATGAATACTAGGTATAATATGGCTGGTCATCCGAAACTCCCTCAGAGTGACACATACAGAAAGGTCTGAGACATTATGGTGTTAGTATCGCAACTGGACTTGGATTCGAAGGTATACTTTGTGGTGAAAGGTAAAGGGGTGTACACCGTGATGGAGTCTCAGATTGCAGAGATTAGCATATCTCGTGAAGGAGTCCACTACCTCACAAAGATTGGGAGGGTCATCAAGTCCAGCAATAAGACGTTTCAGAAAGACAAGAAAGTCGGACCGATGGAGTTTACTGAAAAGCAGCTTGACTCGGCCATCTATCGTGATGGTGGATGGCCAGTATTCAGCTCAAAGGAAACGGCAAAGGAGTTTTTGTATGCCTAGCATCAAGGACGCGCTGTCTGGAGTCAGATCGACAACGTCGATGGTGCTCGAAGCGCAATTGAACCGTCTGTTCGCAACAGACAGAGCCAACCAGGAAGTCAGGACGGGGATGCATGGTTCTGGTATTATTGTTGGAGATGCTGAGTTCTGCTATCGCAAACAGGTTTTAAGCTTCTTCTATGTCAGAGACAATGTTGAAATCCCCGTCAAACTTCAAAGGATATTCCTCGAGGGATGGCATGTTCACGAAAAGTGGCAGAAGCTATTCAAGCAAGCCGGAATTGATCGTGGGATTGAGCAACGTGGCCACAGTAAAGATATGTCGCTTCTGTTCACTCCTGATGCGGTGATTGAACTCAAAGGTCGATTGTGGGTTGTTGAAATCAAATCGATGAATGAGTTCGCTTTCCGTCGAGCCAATGGTCATCCGTCAGGAGAAAAGCAGCTCATGCTGTATATGCATATGCTTGCCATTCCTCGTGGTTTTGTCCTTTGTGAGAACAAAAACAGCCAAGACATTCGAGTATTTGAAAAGCGATACGATCCTGAGGTTGCTAGGCCATTTGTTGAACGGATGATAAACGTACGTGAATATGTCGGCGAGTTTGCCGTAGCAAGGAAAAGATCAGTCTTGCCGGAACGTACGTGTACAGGCAGCACATGCAAACGAGCAATGGGATGTGACTACAGAACAGCATGTTATAACCTCGAGGGACTGGAGAGGCTCTAGCCATTGTTAGCAACGGCGGAGCTCTGCCTATTCCAGAAACTGAACCTCTATATAGCTATATCTAATATATCTGAAAGGATCTGAGCATATGAATTGTCCTATTTGTCATAGCAAGCAAACTAAGGTGATTGATACCAGGTCTCATAGGGAAGTCTGCTTTCGATACAGAACCAGAGAATGTACTTCCTGTAAGAAACGATTCACAACTTCTGAGACTCCTGTAAAACCTGAAGATGAGAGTACAATGTCAATTGTAGCTGAAATCAAACGTCAAAAAGGCTACAGTGAAGATGAATGGGATATGTTGGAGGAAGAAGAATAATGTTGATACTCGGAATTGATCAGTCATACACTAGAACAGGAATTGCTTTGATTGAAGGAACATGCAAAGAAGATGCAGAAATCATCAAAGTACGAAGCATTGAGTTCCGTGGTGCTAAAGGAGTCAAGACTTTGAAACGAAATCATCTTAGGTTGATGGTAGAAGAAATCGTTCAGAAGTATGCTCCTGATTGTATCATCTGTGAGAGGGTGAGACAGTTTAGCAAAGGTTTCATCTCCATGGACTTTGTAAAATCTCAAGGAGCTTTAATCGCTACATTGGTAGATGCTGTTTATCCTGTTCCTGTGTTTAGTGCTGATACGAGGAGTTGGAAAGCGAAGGTTATTGGCTCCAGCAAAGGTGGGAAAGAGGTCAGTTCCGAGTATATTCTTCAACGTTACGAAAGGAAGCTTAATGACGATGCAGCAGATGCAGTCTGCATAGCGATCTACGGACTAACAGCACCGCAGCTTCTCAAACAGGAAAAATAAACTTGCAGAACATTCAAAAAACTATGTACATTTGCTGAAAAGCGTGGTATAATTAAATCAAGGTCGGGGTGGTCAGGGATCCAAAAACACTAAGTTAGAGGAGGCAACCCAAATGGAGTACAGAACACTCAGGGAACATCTCGCCGGACTGGACCCGGAAGCAGGAGTCATCGTAACAGCGGTATGGCCGCCAGCGGACGTGGTACACATTGGGAAAGCGGAAGTGGTGTACCGGATTATCAAGTCAGAGGCACCGGAGCTCCTGGATAAGCCGGTGGTAGACATCACAAGGATCCCGGATATGGGGATCGTGAAGCTCCAGATCAAGAAGTAACCGAGGGGGCCGCCCCGACCCCCTCTTCTAAGATAGCAACACTCGAACACATTAAGTGATGGAGGTACGAAAAATGGATCGGCATGAGTTGAATGACATCATCAGGGCAAAGTACGGTGACAGGTCGGTGGACGTTTCGCAGTTGGTGTACGAAGAGGTCGAGCGGGTTTACCTGGACACCTACTATGAGTTGAAGAAGATGATTGACAAAGAGGGCATCGCGGATCTGTGGATGAAGTTCGACTACCAAGGGTTCCGAAACATTCAGTTGGTCATCAATGATTTTGCAAGGTTCAAGGACGAAGTGGTCACCAATGTCTGCGAAGGAAAGTTCACGAATGTGGCGCCGAGTCAGTACGCCTTCTTGGAGATGATCGGGTGGAATGTGAAGAAGCTCAATCTCAAGCAAGAAGCTTGCTGGTGTGGATAAAAAAACAAAAGCTGTCCTATCGGCTAGACGGGGAGGAGGGACGGAAATGTATTACATCACGCCTGGTCATTACATTCTGGGGATTCTGTTCTGGGGATTCATGTGTGCGATCTGGGGGATTGGTGTTAGGAACCTCGCATACAGGCGAGGCTATCGCGGTTACTTCTGGACAGGGTTTTTCTTCGGTTTGATCGGCATGGTGTATGTTGGCTTCCTCCCGGTCAGGTCTCGGAACTATTACAACGATAACTTCGGCAATCAAACGGTAAACAACTACTGTCAAAGGTAAAATTTGCTGCTTGCAGCTTTACGATAGAAAGGACGGTGACAACAAATAGAAAGGGTGAAGGGAAATGCGCAGGGTTTTATGTTTGATTCTCATGACGTTAGCAGTCGCATTGCTCGCAGTGAACGCTAAGGCGGAGACGAAGTTATGGGTGGCAATCGGAGCATCGGCGCCGGCCAATGTGAGAAGCTCACCGACATCTGAAACTGACAAGAACATCATTGGAGAGGTGAATCGAGGAGACGTATTTGAGTTTGACATCTGGAAGGAAAAGGATCGTTTTGGCATCTGGTGGGTCAAGATTCCGTACAATAACAGTATCAACGATGGGTATGGCTGGGTGCGGTGGAGCTTCTTCAGCATCACGGAGCCAGGAAATGAGCCTGGTACGATCTGTGGGAATGGAAGAGTCCGGTTTCGGGAAGAGCCAAACATGAAGGGAAAGTTCATAAAGTGGTTACAACCTGGGACGGAAGTTAGAATACTCGCTAGCCTTCCGGATGGAAATGATATTTGGTACAAGGTGAGAGTCGGGAAGCAAGTCGGATGGGTCTTATCGGATTTTGTGTCGAAAGGTGAACTGGAAATTGTTAACGAACCTGTAATACAATTCGATGATGAAATAGATGTACAAGCTGAGGAAAATATGATATAATATTCACAGGTAAAGCCAGACACATCAAGTGAAAGGAAAGTGAGAAGAATGTTCTACGTTTATCAGAAGTTCTACGACAATGGGAGGGTGGACATCCAGACTTTGACCGAAAGGGAAGTCATGGAAACACCCAACTTGGTCGGACTCCTCCAAGGTGGGGGAACACGCGAAGGTAAGAAATGCGATGAGTATATCGACGCATTCGCTTCAAAGAAAGCAGCCAAAGAATTTGCAGAACAGGAGATCTAAACGTGAGAAACAAACTGAATGTCGGAAACGGCAGCAATCCAAGGAAGTTCGTCCGGTTTGACATTGATGGCATGGAGATCGGCGAAGAAGGCAGATCACAATCGGTGTCAGCGAGTGGAGTCGGTCCTGAGGGAGAAGAGCTTGTAAGCGCAATGCGTCAGAATCCTGAGCTTCGGAGATGTAATATCATAACTCGGATAAGAGTAGGTTTGCCGTTTTGAAGAAGGCGAGATTCTGGTTCAAGAATGAGAAGCAGTTGATGCGATCACTTGGTTTGGACCCGACTCCGGGATCTGGAAATCGAGTGGTGAAAGAAGACGGTCAGAATGACTATGTGATCGCTCAATTGAAATCCACTGAAGGAAGCTCAATTAGTATTCGTTTGCAAGATGTAACGTCGCTTCTGTTTAATGCGACGGTGACTCACAAACTCCCAATGTTTATCAGCCAATTCATTGATGGTCCGATTCTGATAAGTTGTAGGCTGGAAGATTTGCCACAGATCGCGGAATATATAAAGTGTGGTGTTGCCGAGAAGAGAACGGAGCATGTCACCATTGTGTCAGATCAAAAGTCGAGACCAAAGGTGAGGACCGGAAACATCCGCAAAGTGCGGCAAAAGCTTGAAGCTGAACGAGAAGAACGCTATAGGAGGAAATGAAAATGGAAAGAACTATTCTGAAGATCATTGGGACGTTCGACAACGCCAACGTCAAGTCAGACAACACGGCAACTGTTCGCTTCAAGTTCCCGCAGAGTGAGATTGCGAATTACGTCCAACTGCTGATGCTGATCGGCCGGGAGGTCCCGTGCAAGGTCATACCAGAGGAGCATGATGAAGCCATCAAGCTCGGAAGGGTAAGCTTCAAACAGTTGAGCGTTGACAAGGATGGCGAGGCGAAAGCCACCTTTATTGGAGATCTTGAGTCGATGGATATTTCTCAATTGTACGTCATGAATAACCAGGCGTTGGAGGTGCAGTTAAAAGTATGAATGATCGAGAGGCGTTTGAGGAGATTCTTCAGATCGCTAGAAGGACTAGTAAGCAAATCAAGAAATACACGAAAGACCATGGATCGTTCCAAAAGCCTGTGGACATCGACACGGTGAAAACGTTGAAGGCTATGTTCTACGAAGAGGTAGTTGAAATCTTGAAGAAAAGAAAGGATGATTGAATTGCCATCGAGATTTAGTGAACTCGCAACAGCGGTTATTTCTGACACGCGGCATGTCGTGGTCAGTTCGAATGTGGAAGGGAAGTATTCTGTCGCTCAGAAGATGTTGTTCAACGCCGAAGGCAAGGACCAATACATGTTCATGAAGAACAGCATCATTGTTGACAAGGCCGGTCTGATCGAACTTCAACGGGCAATCAATGAGGCGGTCGCCAAGGCCAGGTGACGAAATTTCTTTCAAAAAACTTGAAGAAATTTGCAAAAAGGGGTTTACTTTTCGTTCAAGGCGTGATATAATATACTCAGGTGGAAGGTAGAGAATGGCCACTGAAATCGAAGGCATTAAGCCAAGGAGGAAAACACCATGACAATGAGGCAGAAAGTGGAAATGGCGCTCCAGCAGAACGGGTGGAAAATCGAGGACGCTGAGAAGAACATCGAGCAGGCTCAGAAACAGATCATACGGAACATTGAAGCAGGCAACGCGATTGGGAACGCGGTTTTCATCCAGCAGGGCGCGGACACTGTTACCAAATATACAAACAAACTTGTTGAGCTCTATGAGACGAAGAGCATGCTCGAGGCTTTCCTCGCCAGCGATGGCGAATAAGCGGCCTACTTGACCGGGAGGAGGGGATCATGGCTCCTCCTCCCCATCCCAAGGTTAGCCCAGGACACGCAACCCTGAAGCTATACAGCCCAAAAATATCTGAAGAAAGAAGGTACCTAGAAATGGCAAAGAATTGGAAGCCCGGTGAAGCAATGGAAGCTCTGCGGAGCGGAGACGTGGATGCCCGTATCGACATTGGCCGTCGGTTCCCTCTGTTTGTGACGGCGACCCCGGAAGAGATCATTAACGCGCTGCCGGACTACGTGACGGTCCGGAAGATCGAGTCTCAGCTGCGCGGCGAGCGCAACGAGGATGAGGCCGAAGACGAAGTGGAAGAGACCAAGCCTGCCAAAAAGGCTCCTGCTGTGAAGGCCGCGCCGGCGAAAAAGGCGCCCGCCAAAAAGCGTCCCGCCGATGAGGACGAGGATGAAGACGATGAGGATGAAGACGATGAGGTCGTAGCGCCAGTGAAGAAGAAGGCGCCTGCGAAAAAGGGCCCGCCTGCCAAGGCGAAGCGTAAGCCGGCAGATGATGAGGATGACGACGAAGACGACGACTTCTAAGCCGGTTCGGGCCATGGCCGGCTGAAGACTAGGGCCGGAGAAGGGATTGCAGAATCCAAATGCTTGCTTCTCCGGCCCTTCATTTATAGGAGGATCAGATGAGAATACTAAAGGCGCATGCCGTACCGGTCTTTCCAGTGGAAGGGATCAAGATGCTGGAACATGTTGAGAGATGTGGCCGCATATGTTACAAATCAGAACACAAGATTGAGCCAGGGAGTGCGGAGAAGTTTATAAAGACGTACGCAATTGAGAAGGGGCATGAAACAATGCTTGAGCATGCCAGCTTCTCTGTGTTGTTTTTTGTGGACAGAGGTGTATCGCATGAGCTGGTTCGTCATCGTATTGCCAGCTTCAGTCAGGAGTCTACGCGGTTTTGCAACTATGCTGGCGACAAGTTTGATGGAAAAGTGACGTTCATCAAGCCTTTATGGTTTCCGGATGAGCCAGATATCACAAGCCAATTAAGGAATGATCTTGGCTATTATCAATGGTTATTATCTATGGAAAGAGCTGAGATTAGCTATCACGGAATGATAAGCCTTGGATATACGGCTCAGCAGGCAAGATCTGTGCTTCCAAATAGCTTGAAAACCGAGGTTTTCATGACATGCAATCTCCGTGAATGGCGTCACTTCTTCAAACTTCGTGCAGCCGGTACAAATGGAAAACCTCATCCTCAGATGTTGGAAGTGACCATTCCATTGCTTGATGTTGTGAAACACAATATTCCGGTTGTGTTTGATGACATCATTCCATTGGAGGTGTAGGAATTGTCATATCATTCAAGGCTTGCAACGGAGGCACGAATCATTGAGCAAAGGATTGTCGATGGCGATACGTATTTCATCATGAAATGTCTGAAGGTCATGGTGGAAAAGGGAAAGGCAAGTGCATCGCACAATCCGTATTTGACGAAGATGTACAATCAATACTTGAGAGCCAGAAAGCTGCACCGCAAGATTGAATGGTTTGTTCCGGACTTTCAGCTCGGTCGGCTGTCGACGGTTTTGAAGCAATACAAAGGTCAGCTCGCAGAGTTAATGACAAAGCAAAAGCCTCAGCAATCTGAACATGAGCAACTGAAAATGTGGTGAGGTGGAAGAATGGCAACAAAGTCTGTGTTTGAAACGGCATTCGGATCTAGCAATCTGTTCTTAAAGAAATGTAAGGATTGTGGTGAGATGACCGTGAATTACGCGATATCAGAACATGATAATGAAGGGCAATGCTGGTTGAGTTTCCGGTGTTATGCTTGTGGTCGTGAGTGGAGGGGGAAAGCATATCGGTACAATAGCCTGCAAATGCCTGGCTACAAGTTTCAAGGATTCTGGAATATGTTTGCAAGGCCGGTGGCTGCCTCATGGAGAGGAAAACGGCAGGCAGCCATCGTACTTGACAAGGATTGGATTCTGCTAATCAAACCTGGGAAAGAGAAACGTGTGCCTTCATCAGAGGTGACTTTGGCGGATGGATTCTATAGACTTACCATGGAAGACATGCCGATGAATCTGATTGGGATGGAGGACATTTACAAGTCAGGTTTCATGATGCATTTTGAGAAGTGCAAGTGTGGATCAGTGGTCTTCTATTCCAGGATCAAAAATATTACTTTGATCAAATGCACCGAGGAAGGTCAATGCCGGAACTGCGGAAAGAAATACAGCTCGCTTCGATATAGTGTCGATCCGACAAGACTTCGTTACCTGTTTAAGCTCAAGTCAATCAAGTCAGGAAAAGTTCTGTATGGCATTTCAGCTGGCTCCAATTTTGAAGTCTTCAAGGAAGGACGAGTCATCTCAATTCCTGGTTCGAAAGTAGAAATCCTCGGGAACAACTCGAGTGAAAGCAGTTTGTAAAAATTCTTTTGAGAAATTTGCAAAAAACTATGTACATTCGCTGAGTTGTGTGATATAATAGAATCAGGTCGAGGGTGGCCGAAAAACTCGAAGTCAATAAGGCAAGGAGGAACAGGAAATGGCAAACATCACGAACTTGGTCAAAGGAATGCTCAGGACGGACGAGGACAACGGATTCGACTACGTGAACATCGAGAAGATGGCGCCGATGGGACTGATCATGACTAACTTGGAGGAGTTCCTAGGAGAGGTTAAGGAGCTCACCACCTGGATTCTGATCAACGAAGACAGCACAGCCTTAATGCCAATGTTGGTGGGGATGATAGAGGCAGGATGGACCGTGGTTCAGTCGGAAGTGGAGCACCTGCCATATGGCATCAAATATGGACTCTGGCTGGAGTACCAAGGTTAAGACGAAAATGGGGGAGGGTCCTCCTCCCCCTTTATCCAAGGACATCAAGTCGAAGGAGGATATAGGAATGAAAATCGCGAATGAGACAATCAAGAAATTGACATCAACGGAATTGAACGATCTTGGGTGTTTGAATATCGGAATCGTGGTGGTGATAGGTGAGCCAAAGAAGCGTACAAAGAATATGAGGAGAAAAGAAGAAGGCGGCATCATTTATTTCTTCGACACGGAGACATTTTACACGCATGAATTCATAATGCTGCAGGATAAGTGGAATGGGAAGCTGTCGAAAGACTACAACTCAGACAAAGCAGAAGGATTCTCATATGCGTACAGGGTCTTTGATGAAAGGACAGGAGAGCATGTTCAGAACTTGCAGCCGCTTGCTCCGTTAGGGTTCTTGAGATAAGGTAATATGGTACAAGTATATGGGAGCAATTTTGTATACTTGTACCAAGTTTCGTGGCCATCAATATAGGCCAATATGGCCATTGGCTCTCCATCATCTAAAAGGTTCAGGATGGCTAGGATGGCCACTTGAAAGTCTCCGGTAATAGGTTACCAAGGCCGAAAGGTTGAGGGGCCTCAGAGAGGATTCTAGAGGTTCGAAGGTTCACTAAATTTAATGGAATTGTAACAAATGAATTCAAGAAAAGGTTTACTTTTTGTGAGTTTTGTGATATAATTATCTCAGGATCGGAAATTCATGCACATTAAGTGGTAGGAGGAAGAAAATGCACGAGCAGAGAGATCAGATTATCGGGATCCTTAGGAAGTACTTGGTTGAGATGGCAAAGCTTGACGATAGCTGTCCTTGGAGGGAAGTTCTGAGAGGCAAGATTCTCGGCACAGAAAAGATCTTGGGAGAGGTCTTTGGGATGACAGAGTTTGAAATCCAGCTAAAGTTAAAGCTGTAAAACGAATTTGATCGTCCATCGACATAACATAACGAGCACGATCAGCTGGCGAAAGCCGGCTTTTCGTGTATTATGAAGTACCACACAAGTGGAGGGAGCTGAGCAAAGTGTCGCTTAGACAAGGCATGCTGAGCGAACGTAAAAGCTCAGAGAAGCCAAATACGCAGGTAAAGCAGGAGAAGCAAAAGAAAAGGCCAAAGAGCCAACGTGGACTCAGAGGGATTAATGAACTTCCACCAGAAGAAGCGTTTGCGATTCGCAGTAAAGGTGGTATCAATTCGGGGATTGCAAGGCGTGAGCAAGCTTCATTGAAGAAGTGTATTGCAGCATTGTTGGATATGCAGGTCTTGGACAGAGAAACAATCGAGAAAATGGCAGAGCTTGGTATCGACGCGAGAGAATTGACTTATCGAATGCTTGTCTCTGTTGGATTGATTCGAAAGGCTGCAGAAGGTAATGTGAATGCTTTGCATGAGATTCGTGAAATTATGGGTGAGATTGATCGTCTGGAAGATGGTGAAGGCGATATCAACATCATGATCACTCGAGCAAAACGCAGGAAACAGCAGGACGAAGAGGATGATGAATAGTGCCTGTTACGAGAGCTCAATCAAAAATTGGTAGCAGTCGAGTGACGAAGAATTATGTTAGAACAAGGAAAGCGGCTCCAAGCAGCTTTGTCAAAGGGAGTATGAGAACTGTCCCAATTGGTCATGGAAAGAAAGCTGTGATTGGTAAGTCGAAGAGCACCGGAAAGATGAAGGTTCAAGCCGTGCTTACACCACGGAAGAAATGAAAATTCTGAGAGGAGAATCGCAATGGCTAAGAATAGGCAGATTCAGCAACCGATTGACGAGGACGACGAGGTTTTCACCGGTGAACAAGTGACGGAGCATGAGCTTCCTGATTCGGCCAACTTTCATGAGCTTGTGTTTCATGAGCCGCCGATCAACAAGGACGTTACTGGCTTCTGGCGCATGCCAAACGGATCGATTGGGCATGGTGTCGGAGCGAATTATGGCGATTCGTTCAGGAACAAGCAATCCAAGTCAATTAAGGATCGCTACATCACGCTTGATCGTATGATTGCCTATTGTCCCGTTTCCTATTTGAGCGATGAAGAGCTTGAGCACCATATCGCGGTGCTTGAAGCCAGAAATCAGGAAGGTTGATCTGAATGTGGAAGACTGCTGTTGACGAACAACCAAAGGGACATCAATCAGTGCGAGTGCGTTATGTGAATGAGAATGGTGACGTACTTTCGACTGGCTCAGGAGCTTACATCGATAATGGGCCAAAAGTCTCTGGTTCATGGGTAATTCGGCATGATGATCCGAGGCTTGTTCAGATGAATGAGAAAGCATTGAACGACGCAACGCTTCAATGGGAAGTTCCTGAAGAGCAAGAAGATCCGACGGCGATGCCAGCAAACATTATGCAATTGATGTTCGGTATGCTGGACACGATTCATTGTATCGTCGTGGACAAGAACATCGGTCAACAGCAGCCAACCTTCTCATGCGGAATCAAAATGTGGGTTGATCTTTGCGATGAATATGGAAGGTGCTCTAGCATAGATCATGTATGTCCATTGTATGGTATGTGTAAGGGAGCACCGGTGGTCAATCCAATGCAACTGACCAATATCGCGCATATACTGCGTACGATCTATGAGCAGGGTGGTGGAGAGAATGGCACACTATAAGGCTATCGGAAACGAACTTAGACTATACGGACGGAGACCACCAAAGATTGCCGCTTGGAGCGGGATGGATAAGGTGGGCTTTGTGCTGTCTGAGCCATGGTCAGAGATGTCAGAAGTTATTGCTGTATTCAGTCAGAACGGAGCAGAGTTCAACTGTATTCTGCAGTATGATTCTGAGCTAGGCGAGAGCTTCTGTATTGCTCCTATTATGCTTATTGCTGGAGCTGCTACTGTCTATCTGACCAATCCTGAGCGTGATGCTATTACGAACGAGATGAAACTCAGAGTGGTTAACGATGGCTTTGAGATTCGGCGTAAGAATCCGCATACGGTAATACCGGTAGATGATGAGACTATAGCCAACTTCTCTGTCATTGCTGCTGCTGGTTACTCTGCTGGAGATATTCAAACGATGTTGAGTCAGCAAGATGCTGTCAAGCCTCCTATCTACGTAAAGGAGAGACGGCTGATCATACCGAATATTGTCAAAGAACTAGGCGTTGCTGGAGACAGATTCTCTGAAGCTGTGACTTTCATTGTTGATCGTTATAGTACTGAGTTTGATCTAAATGATGGCAAAGCTTGGTTCATTGAGCTAATAAATGCTAATCCAGGGACTCCTCAGTATGATATCATCGGAGTTCCTCTTGATGCTCTGACTGTGGAAGAAGAAACGATCACTTTCCAATGGATTGTGAATCCTGTAGCTGTGAAGTTCGGTGGAGATATTCAAGTCCGTCTGTTATGCTTTTTAGGCGAGAACTTCATATGGCGGACTCATACTGGAATCCTCACCGTATACAAGACTTTCTGGCCGCATGATGCACCTGGAACTCCCGTGCCTGATCCTGGTCTCTCTTACATGGAAGATGCTCTTGAGCGTATTGCCAATATGCTTGATCAAATCGGTGACATTCAGAACATGATTGACGGCATGGAGGTATTTCTACCTTATATAAATCCAGATACAGGCACATGGATGCTCTATGATAGGGACTCTGCACAATACATTGACAGCGGTGTGAATGCTCTCGGTATAGAAGGTCCTCCTGGATTAGATGGGGCTGAAGGGGCTCCTGGGCCAAAAGGAGAAAAGGGCAATGTGATGTTTGCTAGTTTTGAGCTGGAAGGAAGGGCTTTATATATCGTAATACCAGACGAGTATAATGGTCCTCAGTTCAGCATCAATTACGATACGAGACAGCTGGAGGTGGAAATCAATGGCTGATACGATTCGTGTTTCTCTTGGCCCGATTGTCCCTGGGTTTGTTGGTGATTATAGTCTAACCAGAGCATATACGATCTTTGAAGTCGTCATGTATCAGAATGACTCTTGGATTGCGACTCGCCCTTCATACGGAATACCACCATCCGTAAATGGAGAGCATTGGTCAGTGATTGCTAAGTCGATTGTAGGACCACAAGGAAGTACAGGACAGACTGGAGCAACAGGCCCTCGTGGGCCAACCGGAACTGGCTTGAATATCCGTGGTACGTTTGCGACAGTTAATGATCTTTTGAATGGTGTAATGAATCCGCAGGTCGGTGATATTTACAATGTCGGTACAGAAGCTCCTTTCAATCTGTATCTATGGGATGGAGTTTCTTTGACTTGGGAAGATCAAGGCCAGCTGCAAGGCGCTCAAGGAGAAAAGGGAGAGCAAGGTGGCGAAGGTCCTCAAGGGGAGCGGGGAGAAATTGGACCGGAAGGGCCAGAAGGGCAACAGGGAGAAGAAGGCCCGGAGGGACCGCAAGGAGAAGCCGCTACTTTTGAACTTGTAGAGATCATCATGCTTGGTGAGGGTGAAGAACCTTTCGCGGAGGAAGCAGAAGATAGCACGGAGCAGCATCGCCGGTATATTCTTCATATTTCTTCTGGACCGCAAGGCGAGCAAGGTGAACCAGGACCGCAGGGGCAAGCTGCAACATTTGAGATTCTGAATACAATCACCGGATCTGCTGGTTCTCCTGCTTTTGTTGTTGATGCCGCTGGAAGCAATCCTGGAGATCGGCGGTACAATTTGACAGTGCCGGAGGGGCAGCCAGGTAGACAAGGGATCAAAGGAGATCCTGGTCTAATATACGATCTTGGTGATGACTACAGTTTTGCTGAGAAGCCTGTCATGATCTTTAAAGATGGTGTGTATAGACAGAAGATGTGGATTGATTCGAGCCCTGTGTTTTGCCGTGTGTATGACATTGTCATGGATGACATTCCAACAGGAACGTTCCCTGTCCAATACGGTAAGATCATTGATGGCCTTGGGACGTTTAGAAAGATCATCAATTCGTATGGTGAGCTTCTTGACACGACGAATGTTGTGACGACTTTTCCGTTCTTGGGTATCAATGGAACAGTTGTGAATCTTGCTCAGGTCGACATTGACACCGGCAACAATATTCGTTTGTTCGTAGTCATTGGTAATGCGAATCTGCAGGCAAGATTGAATAACTCATTTCTTCGCTTGTATGTCGAATATACACGTACAGATATCTTTTATCCTGTTGAGCCAGAAGTACCTGAGAATATTCCTGCTGGACCGCCTGGCCCTGAAGGCCCTGATGGTCGTCAGGGAGATCCTGGTCCTGCTGGAAGGGATGGAATAGATGGTGTCGACGGAGCAGACGGGGTGGATGGAACTGATGGTCGTAACTTTATCATTCGTGGATTGAAAGCAACAATTCAGGAGCTTATCCAAGAGCACCCAGTCGGAGTTCTTGGTGATGCGTGGTCTATCGGAACAGAGAAAGAAAATGTTGTTTGGATCTGGGATGTTGATGAGCAAGCGTGGGTGAATATTGGTCGGTTTGGAGATTTTGAGATTCCACCACCTCCAACGTTCAATGAGCTTGAAGCGATCGATGGAAACTACGACGTTGTCTTGAATGACATTCCGCAGGAAGAAGGCTTATATACTCTTGGTCAGAAAGCTATGTTCGGAGAGAATGGCTATCTGGCAGATGATACAAGCAAGGTTGTGCGTCCTGATGACGTGGATGTTGTACTGTCTGATGAAGATGCTGTGCTCACAGAGAATGAAGGCGAGCGAGTATACAGAGACAGCATTGATGCCGATCGTCTTGATGGAAATACGATTCAGATGCTTCAGCGGATGATGGTTGACATTGTATGGCCTATTGGTTCAATTTACATGTCTGTTGATAGCCAGAATCCGCGACACAAACTTGGTGGGAAATGGACTCGCTGGGGAGCTGGTCGTGTGCCTGTTGGTGTGAATCAATTTGATGCTGAGTTTAAAGAAGTTGAGCAAAAGGGTGGAGCAAAGGTGCATCGACTTTCAATCAATGAAATGGCACAGCATTATCATCTTACATATCTCAGGCATTCATCTACGACGACTCCAAACACTGTGGCGACAGAATACAGAGCTGCCACTTTCACAGGTGGAACAAATTACACATTACGCGGGGATATAATGTGCAATTCTAGCAGCGTAGCTATCAGTCCAACAGATCAGCCTCACAATAACATTCAGCCGTATGTTACGTGCTTTATGTGGAAACGAATTGGATAGGGGGAAGAAAAATGGAAGGTCAAGGAAACGAGCGTATCATTCGGCTTAAGGACGTGGAGGGAGCTTTCTTCCCCGAAACGACTCTTGCTGCGATTGGTGACGGAGACGGTGGCGTCTTAGGTGACTACATTGCGAAGGTTGTTCAGGAGACGATCACGCAGAACCTGGACGACTCAATGCCGATCGGGACAATTCGTCTTCAATTGGATGAGACGAATCCACGTGATATTCTTGGCTTTGGGCAATGGGAACCATGGGGAGCTGGAAGGTGTCCTGTCGGGATTGGTGCTGGCTCATTCACAGTGCCTGGTGCACTTGTTGGTGCTGAGACTGTTACATTGGGTGCTAATCATCTTCCGTCGCATCTCCATCCTATTGGTCTACGTGACACTGCGACTGCATTTGGCAACACAGGCAACTTTGTATGTCGTGGATCTAACACTGGCACGACTTCGACTACGAATGCTTCCACTGTCCTTGGACAAACAGGGACAATTGGCCAAGCTCATAGTAACATTCAACCATCGATTGTGTGTTACATGTTCATTCGGGTCGAGGAGAGCGGAACCGAGGGGGGGCTTGAGGAATGATGAAGTTGAAAGCAAACGGTATCGAAGTGGATGTTGTTTCGGCGCACTTGGGTGATATCATGATGGAGGACGGATCATCTCGTCGTGCTTTCATCATTATGACCAATGGTCTATTCACTAACGAACAAATCAATGCTCTGACGACAGGTGAAGTTGAAGCTCCTGAGCAAGATTGTGTGTATGAGGGTTACGGTGAGTTGTATGCCAATCAGCTGATTCTTCTTGCTAAGGACGAGCGTGAACTTCTTCGTGATAGGCTTGATGAGGTCAGAAATCGTGTGGCTGCAATCATGGACGATGATCAACTTCTCGAAGTTGCTGACATCTGGCCTGAATTGGAGATTGGTCGTCAATACAATGCTGGGTCTGTTGTTCGTGATGGCGATCAGGTCTTTCGTGTGACTGAGCAAATGGAGGTTAGTGACTCCGGTGCTGTCAGACAAGGAGCTTTGCAAGCTATTGAAGAAGAGACCGTTGGTCAGGTTTCTAAGCGGGGTGAATAACGATGGCAAAGACAATGATTGGCATTATACTCCCTGGATTTGCTGGGGAGTATGATCCTCTTCATGAATATGATGTGTTTGAGTTTGTGCTATTCGGACCGGACACATTCGTATCGAAGAAGCCTGTACAAGGAGTGGACCCTGACTCCGATGATGAGTTCTGGCAGCGTGTAACGAATGTCGCTGCTCTTGACATCACTGGTGCTTCATTTACACTTGACAATTCTGTAGCCGAAGAGGCGCTTCAGCTTGCACAACAAGCAAACGATCGAATCGATCAGATGTTGGGTGGCGGTGGGTAATGCGATATGAAAAGGAACGAGCTTTCTATATCAAGCAGAGATACTTGACTGACATGATCGTTCCTTTCATCATCGAAAGAGGTGATGTTGAGGCGTTGTTCCTTGTCAAGGATGAGCTTGATGAGTGGCAAAAAGGAAAAGCCTACATCAATGGTAGTACGGTATTATGGAAGGGATGTCCTGTCACATGTGTGAATCCTTATAGCTCAGAACGACATCCAGACTGGGACCCGGAAACAAGACCGGAGTTTTGGCATCATTGGAAGCGAGGGAAAGGAAATGGCTAGGAAGAAACATCGGTGGTGTTTATTGAATGATCGGAAGTGGAAATATCTGCTGCTGCTTCCAATTGTCATTCTTATTTGCTCATCAATGCTTAATAATGTGATAGTCGATGAAATCAACAACGTAATGCTTCAGGAGAAGATTATGGAAGTTGATGCAATCGTTGATTTGATCGCTAGAGGAGTAGAGTGGGCAACAGTCGAAACACGTGAGCAATATGAGAGGAGCTTAATTGACACCGTAGAAATGCTTGATCAATATTATCAGGTTTATGCTGCGGTGTACTCAAGGGAGACCGGTGAGTTCAGATTGCTCACAATGAGGTATTACGAGACAGAACCATTTGAACCATTCGATTATCCAGAGCTGATTGAGGCTGTAGAGAACAATTTGAAAGGGAATGTCGTTATCAACTGGAGTCCCGTGAATCAGCCTGGGCCATTTGATTTATATGTACACTTTCATTGGACGCCATCGCACTTTGAGAAGTCCATGCAATATTTGATTCTCGGTGGAGTCTCAAAGCATAGTATTATTCACCAAGTAAGCAATCTTGCTTCGTACGTGCCAATCATGGAGACGACTATTGTATTTTTGTTGACTCTGTGGCTAGTGCTGATGATAACGCGACTTGGTTACATATATGATTTAAGAGCAGGGCCAACAAAATGGCGTGATGAAGAAGAGGGTGACTAACATGTTCGATGCTCATAAGGTCTGGGATTTTATCGTCAACATCCTCGTCGCATCGGCCGGTGGAATGGCCAGGGTTCTGAGCATCAAGGATAGGAAGCGAATGAAGACCGGACGAGTGCTTAGTGAGATATTCATCTCAGCTTTTGCAGGTGCGATGTTCTTGTTCTTGGCAAACGAGATGGGGCTTTCGGGGAACATGACCGGGTTGGTTTGTGGTGTTGCTGGCTGGTTAGGTCCGAGAGCACTTGATGCGGTTGTTGCCAAGTTTGAGAAAACTACTGGAGCAGAGGTAAAGAAGGAGGATAAAAAGGAGGCGTAGACATGTGAGCGGAAACGAGCAACTTTACTACTCAAGCGGGAGTTTTGCATTCAGGATTGATGATGAAGGCCGAATCATCGATAACATCAACGGGCAGTGCATAGGAATATGCAACACGAAGAAGAAGGAAATCCTGAGTGACTATGATACTCTTTCCCGCGAGAACGCTTCATTGAAGCAGGAATTGTCTGCTATCAAGGGATT